AACTTTGCTGTTACCCGCTTTGAAGTAATCGTACTGTGCCTGATAGTTCGGCTCCGCATCATTACAATACTGGTGCGTTGCAAAAACCTCATACTCGGACAGCAGGAACAGATAATCCGTGGTAGAGGACACATTGCTGGCGGTATTGCCACCGCCCTTATTATCCGTATACTTCGTGCAGGACTTCATCACCGCCCGCAGGTCAGAGGGGAGTGCGGCCAGCAACGTGTTGGCGGTCGGGCTGGTGGGAGAGCTTGCGCTCCCCAGTACCTTGCTTCGCATCTGACTGCTTCCCCAGCCGCCAGAGTTCGTGTTGCTGGTGTTCATCGTGAACGCACCAGACGTAGAAGTCGTGCCGCCGTAGCTGCTATCCACCAGACCAACAAACTTGCCGCTGATCTTACCCAACAGGAAGTGGATGCGGTTGCTGCCCTCCTTGCCGGAATTGTGGTTGAAACCGATGATAAAGGCATCAACTTTCAAGCTGGAGATCGTAGTCGCACCCACCTTGCCATTGATGGTCACGGACTTCGTGGCACCAACAGACCAGTAGTTTGCACCCTGCCCAGCATCGCTGACGGCCTTGATGACTGCCCAACTGTTGCTGCTGAGCGTTTTGGACACCAGCGTAACGGCCACCGTGAATGTCTTACTGGACGGTGCAGTATAGTTGGTATCTGCACCCACATTGACCGTAATAGTGGCACTGCCGGTCGCCTTTGCGGTCACCGTGATGGTGGTGCCGGAAACACTTACCGTTGCAATGTTCGTACTGCCAGAGGATGCGGTCACCGTACCGCTGCCCGGCCGCGTAACAGTGATGGTGCCAGAGGTTTTCGGGTAGGTCAGGCTCAGACTGCTTGCGGACAGCGTAATACTGCCGGTCGCCTTGCCGATCGTCCACGAAGCGCTCTTGGCCGTAGTCGTCCCATCCGACCACTTATAATTGGAAGTCGGGGTAAAGGTGGCGCTGTAGCTGCCAGCGTTGGTTGCGCTGCTCGTGCCGCCGATCGTCAGCTGAGAACTGTTATAGTTGCTCCACGACGGGGACTGCGCCGAGCCATTGTAAGTCACGCTACCGGTCTGTGCCGGCACATTCTTGACCTCGGCTCGGCCGATCGTCCACGACACACTCTTGGCTTCCTGCGTGCCGTCCGTCCAGACATACTTGCCGATGGGCGTAAACGTGGCCGTATAGGTGCCAGCATTGATGCCGGAGGTCACGCCCCCGATCGTCATCATGCTGCTGTCATAGCCTTTCCATGTGGGACTCTGGGTGGAGCCGGTATAGGTCAGGCTCCCGCTCTGGGCGGGCACGGCCTGAATCGTCAGGGTCAGCACAGAAAGCGCATCAATGGCTTCCTGCACATTCGCCGCCGAAATGCCGGACTTGCTGTTGTCGTAGGAAATATCTGCCGCAGTGCCGCCGGACGAACCGCCGCCACCGCCAGCATTAAAAGGACCCCATGCCATAAGATTAACCCTCCTTTGCCGCTGTTGCGGCCGTGATGATGTGGTACTGCGCCGAAATCGTAGCTGTTGGCACCGATGCCGCACGAAGCCGGAGGATGCCGGCACGGCTTTCGGTCGCAACAAAATTTGCCGCTCGTGCCACTGCGCTGCTCGCCGGGGCAACATCCACCGCCACGCTATCTGCCGCCGTCAGACCATCCACCTTGATGTCGATGTACTTCGTATACCCGGGGACGCTGGAATCGGACTTCCAGCCGGTGACAGGGATGGAGAACGAAACGAATGTTGCCCGGTCTGCTTTCAGTCCGTGCATTTCTTCCAGTGCAGCAGCGGCGGCAGATGCGACTTTGGCGGTAGCATTGCTGGACTGGGATGCAGCGCTGCGGAGCTGATCCAAAGTTGTGAGCGCATTGCTCAAAGAAGTCACCTCCCATAAAAAAATAAGGGGCAGCGGTGAATATTCTCCGCCGCCCCTTTACTCATGAGATCTCAGAGGCTTACTCGCCGTAAATCTCTGCCAGCATCTCGGACACCTCAGCATCGGTAGCCGTATGGTTCGCAATGGCCTTATCGATGGTGGTATCCATGCCGTCCAGCTTGGTCTTATCCGCAGCGGACATCAGGCCAGCCTTGGCAGTGGTCGCCTCGTCATAGGTGGTATCCTGAGCCGGGATGCCAAGGCCGGTGATATCATCCTTGGTCACAGTAATGGTATTGGTCACATGGCCCTCTTCATCCACAGTGGTCTTGTACAAACCGCTGGCAGCAGCGGTGTGGGTGGGATGGACATACTTGTTTGCGCCAGCCTCAATGCCGTTCAGCTTATCCTTGAGAGCCGCAGTGAAGTTCTCGTCAGACAGACCCTTGCCCGCTTCTTTCTCCACATAGCCAGACAGGTCAACGAAACCGGCCAGCACATCATACTTGTAGGCATCGCCGACCTTGACCACCACGACATTGGTGCCCTTGGGATATTTGTTGCCCGCACCCTCAACGAAGTTGTTGGTGGTGGTGAAAGCATCGGTCACGTTGTAGACGTTGCCCAGAACATTCTCAGCCAGCGCGGGCAGCGCAGAAAAGACCACAGAGCCAGCGGGCTTATAGACAGCGCTGATCTTGGCGTTGATCTCGTCCTTGGTGTAAGCGTCGGTGATGCCGTATCCACCCAGAGTAGTGGTCTTGTCGGCCTTTGCAGCCAGAACAGCAGCCAGAGCGTCGTCGAGGTCAGACTGGGAAATCTTCGCCTTGTAGGCCAGTGCAGCCAGACCCTTGATGGCAACATCGATACCAGCCACGGAAATGCTACCGTTCTTGGAGCCGGTGGCAACCAGAATGTCCACCATCTTCTCAGCGATGGACAGGGCAACGCCGTTCACCTTAACGCCCTCCAAGACGTTGGCCTGTGCGCCGACATCCTCCAGAGCCTTGATGCGCTTGTTCTGGGCCTCGTCAACGGCCTTCTGCTTCAGACCCAGCTCCTTCAGTGCGCCCAGCTTTGCGAGCTTCTCAACATTGTAAGCCATAATAAGTATCCTCCGTAAATTGTTGTTTGGTGTTTATTTGTCGTAGATTTCGGCCAGCATTTCGGATACATCATCCGTAGCTGCCATCTGGTCTTCGGAAACTGTGGCGTGGACAGAAATAACACCGTCTTTGGTCACTTCCACGCCGTCGCCAATTTTCACGCATCCCAGCCGGTCACGGGTCGCAATTACCAGTTCACCGGTGCCACCTCCTTTCCCGAACAGAGTGACGACTGCCTGAATATCAGCTTCCGGGATGCGCTGAGAGAAAAAGCGAACAATACCGTTCAAAGTCTCGCACCCGTTCAGGACACCCGCCTTGTTCGAAATAGAAAAGCAGCTGGCAGTTGCGGAACCGCTGGGCCAAAGCTCAGGGGTGCAGTCTGCCAACTCTGCATCGTAGGTATACGCATACGGCATTTCACCCTCGCTGTCCGATACGGCTTTCCAGCCGTCCACAGAAAGGGTCAGGTCGTATTTGCCATAGTAGCCGCCGCCACCACCGCCGCCGCTTTCTTTGATAAGTTCTTTGACCCTGTCTTCCGACATGATCTGGCCGGATTCCTCCAGCTCTTTCAGAGCCTTACTGGTGGCTTCGGTGATGATTTTGGCATGGGCATCCGGGGCATCGTTGTGCTGTGAGATCTCCTTTAGCACCATTTCCCGCACCATCCGCATAATTGCTTCAACCTGCGGGTCAACGGTGAGTGAGATATTGGCTTTGGTCGAAACGGCCAGCAACACAGCAATTTGGAATTCATGGTCAGCAGTACCGATGGCCGGGATCTCGATGCCCCGATCGTCCTGCATCAAAAAGAGCAGCGTGTCCTCCGGGTCGTCATTGAGGCGGCCAAACACACCGATCTGGTGCATGAAGTACGGCTTATCTGCACCGCCCGTCCAAATGCTAACTTTGCGGGCTTTTTCACCCTCATATTCCACGGTGTCGATGCCCAGCAGTTTAAGCTCATAGGTATCACCGCTGACTGCCGTTTCCTCGGACAAGTCGGTGTCAACGGTGCCCGTGCCGCTTACAGCACGGGTGATGGTGAGCGCACCGCCCGAAATGGACTCGGACAACATCGCAGCACCGGCGCTGGTATATGCATATTTTTCCCAGCTCATAACGATTTCCCTCCTAACTTGATGGTGACGGTTTCATAGGTCTGCGCAGGTCTGCCAGATGCAAGCGCCTGTGCAGACACAGCCTTGGCGTGGATAGTTCCGGGCAGCGCAATGGTCGTTTTCATCCGAGTTGTGCTGACCGCACCAGCGGCGCAGGCGTGTGCGCTGACTGCCCGCGGCTCGATAACACCCGGCATAAGAACCGTGTAGGACATCGTTGTGGCGCAGGGAATCGCTGCAACATAGCACGCTTTCGGCTCCGTTTCCGTGTAGTAAATGACGCTGTCCAAATGCGACCGAAGATTTTTGTAGCAGATGATTTTTTGCAAAACCTGCTGATGTTTGGCCTCATTGATTGCAGCGAAATCAACCGTGATACGGAGTTTGAAGTGGTACGGATCGCCGCCGTACTCAAACCACTCCAAAACTTTGGGATTGGGATAAATCGCAGAAATGGCTCTTTCAACAGCCGCTTTTGTGCCACGGTGCCGGTGAACATAGAAGCTGTCCTTGATGGTTTTTCTTTTTTCCTCAAGGGTGTAGGATCTATCGTACCAGTCCACGGCGAAGTCACGAGCCAGAATGTCAAGCAGCCATTCGGGCAGTTCGTCGATGCGGGTATAAATCCGCAGGGAGTCGATTTCATCCTGCCGGGATTCCATCACCTTGGCTATGGCCTGTCCCAGAGCCACCGTCTTAGGGTCTTTTTGGAGCGCAATCGGAAACTGCTGCATCATGTTGTCAGCAGTCAGGCCGTGGTTACTCATCCTCATACCCTCCGCTCTTTATCGTCACCGTGCCCAACTTTGCCACTTGCGGAACCTTGTCGTTGCGGTCAAGGGATGGCGCACCGTCTTCCAGCGGAGTAAAGGCGGGCTGTTTGAGGTCTACACGTTTGATGCCGGCCGAAAGAAGCAGATACCGCAGCCTGTCAGGGTTGATGTCCCTGCCCATCTTGCCGGACTGCCAGCGGATGTACCGCTGCACAGCCTCATTCACGCCAGACTGAGCTTCACTTGCGGAAATGCTTCCGTCACGGGTCAGGTAATAGGTCAGGTCGATATCATAGGGCACTTCTTCCGGGTCGCCGGAGATCACATAGTCCGTCAGCGGCCGGATTTCATCCGGTGAGCAGGCCGCAACCATGGCACGCTTGGTTTCTTCGCCAGCCACGCTGCCGTCGTTCATGACGGCATACAGGCAAACCGTGCCAGGGCTGGGCGAATTTGCAACGACATCTGCGATTTCCGTGGAAACCCTCTTTGCAAAGTATTTGTAGGCACCGATTGGGCCAGCATCAGACCATGCACTCTGACTGTCACGCATCAGCTCATAAAATTCCTCGTCGTCCGGGGCATCAGAGCCGTTTGCACTAACCGTGATATTGGAGCAGCCAGAATAGTAGTCGTAGATGTCAACAGCGGTGTGGATGTCACCCACAGCATAATCATTGCCCGCCGTGCCTACGGTCTGGCAGGTCACTTGAACATCCGTGTATGTTGCGCCGATGGGAACGTACTCATCGGCGGATGTTTCCCAGTACAGGGCTGCATTGTCGTCCGTGACACGGGTGCCGGCCGGAATCAGTACCGCCGTCTGGCGGGGTTCGCTGATGTAAAAGCGCATGGTGCAGGTCGCCGCCGTAGGCTTAGGACGCTCCTGCAAGTAAAACAGCTCGGCCAGGCCATCCAGATACTCGCCCTCTGCGCTGCTGGGTAAGTTTTGGCTGCCTGTCCAGTTGTTCTGGGCACGCTCGTACATGATGGCATCCTCGACCCACGAAATGAAAAGCCGTTCCGGGCTGCCGGGCATCACAGTTTTGCCAAAGAACTGCTCATACCCTGTGACAAGCAGACTGTCCAGCTCATCCATGTCCGTGGACACGAACTCGTAAGTTTTACGCACTGATGCTCACCTCCACGACGGGCAGCATCCGCCCGGGAGTGTCAGGGGCTTCCTTGAAGGTAGTCCCCATGTAGGTAGCACGAGGTTCAAATCGCTCGATGGCCTCCTTGATGGCAGCGCAGAGCATAGGCTGCGCCACGTTTTCCGGCCGGTCGAGAATGTTCGCAATATCAATGCCAAATTCCCGATAGCACGGCACTGTGCCTTTTGGTGTGGACAGGATGACGGCGATGTTCTGCAGAACGCTGGTCACGGTATCCTGTTCTCCAAGGGAAATGGTGGTCAGGTCGTTTGCCGATACCAAGTAGTTGCTCACAAAAATCACCTCATTCTCTCTGGTATTCCAACAAAGAAACGCTTGCGGTAATCCATGTCGGCGTACCGAAAGCGTTTGTGTGCAGGGTCTTAAATTTTGCAGATTTGATAACCCACCGATAGCTGCCGTAGACCACATTGCCGAGAACGAACGGTAGCGTAGTCCCGTTGAGGACACATTCTTTCAGCCGTTCCCGCTCCTTGGCGGGATTCACGCCGAGGTATGCAGCCAGCTCAATGTCAAACGTAATAGTTTGGGCATCGGTGCCTGTAAACTCGGTCAGGGCAGGACCTCCGGTGCGCTGGTGGGTCGTGTATCTGGCCGACACATTCTGCACCATGTTCTTGATGGTCTCGACATGACTATCAAACACGGAAAAGCTGATGTCTCCGAGGCAACCAACGATCACGGATAAATCCCTCCCAGAACAAAACCATCAGCATTGAAGCACGGGAGGTACAGGCAGACCACCGTATCATCAACGGCCGGCAACCACCACACCACATGAGACTTGTGCTGATGGTCGGTGGAGTTGTCCGCTCCGATAACCTTTTCCTCTTCATCCCAAATCTGGCGGGAGCCATCCATGGTCTTTTTGATTTCAAGGTTGTAGGGGCTGGGGTGGATATACTGGTGATTATGCTCACCGGCTGACTCCGTATAGACAATGGCTTTGTAGTGCTGCATCACCGGGAGCCAACCGGACGTGATGCCGGTGTCCTCAAACTTACAACGGACAAGGCGCTTTTCTTTGTTCACATCGGTGACTTTACCGAGGCGAACATCAACAGCAGTGTTCATCAGTACCCTCCTAAAACATGACGGCCGGAAACCTGCGTGGTGTACCCGCCAGAGCCAGTCACGGTATGTTTGGCCTGCTTCACGATGTACTTTCCATCCCACGGCCCGAAGTCCTTAGCCTCAAACGTCAGACCGGCCACCTTGCCCGGATCACCGGAATAGGTAAAGCCCACCTGACGCTCAAACTTGTTGTGTAGTCGGAGCTTTTTGGCAGCCAGTTCTTTGGCCTCGGCCTTGCTCGTGACCGGGGCATAAACTTCCAGCTGCTGGTTGGTTTTGCTCTTGGCATCGTAGTCCTTGACGTAGGCGATACCCTCAAGGGGCTTGCCGTTCGGCCCAACATAGGACACCCGGCAGGACGCATACTGCGTTCCGGCCTGGCCGAGCGTGTGGTTCCACTTGATATAGCTCTTGTCGTCCTTGGTGACAGTCCATGCAGAATCTTTTCCCTCGTATTCCTTCTGGTCGAAGATGACGATTTTGCCGTCTGTACATTTCAGCGACAGGCCGGCATCATGGCACAGCTGCGACAGGAAGTCGATGTCAGAGCAGCGGTACTGCTCCACACGCTTATACTCCGGGTCTTGCTTTGCAAGAAACTGGGATTGCATACCGTTCTTCTTCGCCATTTCATTGGCGATGCCGGATAACTTGTACTTTTCCCACCCCTTGCTCTGCTTGGTCTGCCGGATCTGGCTGGTATAGGGCAGCCCCGTGGCCTTTATGGTGATGATGTCGGGCGGGCCGGATGCGTTTATGCTGTCCAACTCAAACTCCCCGCAGTCCAGCGCCTCATCCTTCCCGTCAGAGTGCCAGTTACAGGCCGTGATGGTAGCCCGGATTTTCAGGCCGCCTTCACCGCTGCCGGAAGAACTGCCGCCAGATTTACCGGAGATCTCGCTGGCATCGACCCAGCCATAGACCCTGGACGTTCCGTCCGTGTGAATAACATGGTACGGGTGAAGCGCACCATGTTTGATGATGGTGATCTTGGCCGGACCAGCCTTTGGTGTTCCGTTTGCCTTTTTGTCGGTAGATGCCTTGTAGTGCGGACCACCGAGAAACTGCACCACGTCACCAACCTTGTAGCCATCAGTAGATGCGGCCGACACATCGCCGTCCAGCATCTTCTGGAGCCAGTCGGTCATCCAAACGCCCTCCCGGTCTTGGAGTTTGATCTGCAGGTCGTCACTGGCATCTTCCTCATTATCGGTAAATGTCAGCGACAGCAGGTAGGGCTTGATGCTGCTGGTGATGTCCACACCGTCAAACTCCACCGTACACTCGGCATGGCGGGCGGTATTTTCGTCGCTCATGTGACCACCTTCTTCCACGGAGGCAAGGTGGAGCTGGTTTGTGTCTCGGTATTCGGGAGCGTCAGAACGATTCCGGCCGGGAACACAAAATAGCCCAAGTGCTGCGGATTAGCAGCCATCAGGTTGGGAGCATAGGCGCAACTGCCGAGCTGCTTATAGGCCACGCTGTCCCAGCGGTCGCCTTGCACAGTCGTATAGGTTTTACTCATGCATACCTCCCTCTGAAATCATCGTCCTCTGCATCTTTCACGATTTCGAGGACAAGTTCTCTCAGGCTGTCATTCTGGGCATTCAGGACATTTTGCAGCTCGGCAGTATCAGATATACCTGAGATATGGTAAACCGGCGAGAGCGATATAGGAACCGTGCTGCGTGCTGAGGAGGAGCCGCTGCTCTCTGGCAGCTCAGCGCTCATGGGGGTAACGCTTGCGCTCTCCATCTCCCGTCTGGTTTCCGATGCCGTCAGAACAGATTCCCCGCCGTTGAAGTAGACCAGCTCCGGGCCATGCTCACCAACGAGGGCAAAGCCGGGGGCCGCATCTTCTGTACCAACAGCATATCCGGGGATTCCGTGGTTGACATTGTAGCGCTCGTTGGAGCCTGCCAGCGCAGTAGAGGCCGCCGAGGCGATTTTGGCATAGGCTTCCTGCACACGGGGCATCATGCTGGATGCGCCATCGATGAAGCCCTGAATCGTCGCTTTGGCGCTTTTCGTGGCCTCGTCGCTCATGTCCATTTCCGATACGGTATCGGCTACGGTCTGGGCGATTTCGTCCATAGAATTGCTCATGCCGGTCTTGAGGTCGGCGATAGATTCGCTGGTGGTATCCTGCGCTTCTTTCAGCGCAGCGTAGTTCTCAACCATTTTGGCGAGGTCAGCGTCCGAGGCCGAGGCCATACCGGCAATCGCATTGACGGATTCCTTGCTGCCATCCGCAAAACTGGCGATAATTTCACTCAGACCGTCGATGTCAGCCGCCCGTTCGTTCAGCTTTTCGAGGTTCTGGTTGTAGTTGTCCCAGTAGGTGATCTGGCTTTGCAGTGCATTGTTGATGGATGTAGCGGAGGTCGAAACGACCTTTTCCGCAGAATCCCACAACGCATACTGGCCGCTGATGCTGCCGTAGGCTTCATCATAGGCATCCTTGTAGGCTGCAATGATGTCCTGAATCCGAAGCTCTGCATCAGAGATGGCATTCGCCACATTCTGCTGCTGCGCTGCAACATCGTCTGCGCTGTCGGCGGCGGACTGCTGCGAAGCATTCAGGGCATCGACTGCGGCGCTGGCCTCCTGATACTCGGCCTCGGCGGCATTGATAGCCTCCTGATCCTGTTCTACGGCGGCGGTGTAGTTCTCGACCTCCCGCCGGGCAGTGACAAGGTCATCCGAGTACCCCATATACTCAGTGCGCAGTTGCTGCACATCCTCGCTCATGGTGCGCCACGGCAGATCTTCCACCGTGCCGTAGGTGAGCTTGAACTGCTCATCCGTCAGGCCGAGGGTGGTCAGCAGCTTATCGTAGGCAGCAGACATGCCGGCATTGGATTTTTCCACCTTTGCCTGCGCGGTCGCCAGCTTGGTTTCGTTCTCAGCACTCTCAACCAGCACATTGTTGTACTGGTCATAAAGGGTGTTCAGGTATTCCTGTCGGGCCTGTGCCTTGGCATCCGCCACATAGGCATCCGTGTGCTGGCGCAGCGCTGCGGTGCCGCCCTTGATGGAATTGGTCTCAAGGTCAATATCATCTGCAAGACTGGGCACCAGAACAGACAGCCGGGCCAGCGTGTCGTGGTATTCGGCATTTCCGTCCGTGTTCCCATTTGTGGCGGCCTCGATGGCCTCCAACTTGCTGATGTACTGGTCCGCAACGCTGGCGGTCGCTGCCATGTTGGACAGGGTGGAATCGTAGCTTTCGCTCGCTTCTTCCATGCTGTCGCCCATGTCACGAGCGGCGCTGGTCAGCTCCTTTACAGAGGGCACCGTCGCATCGGCAGATGTTGCCAGTGCCGTGACGAGCGTAACCGTTCCTGCAATCGCCACAGATGCAAGCGTCAGCGGGCCAGCAAGTCCCGCCAGAGAGCCAGTGAACAGAGTTGCCGCCGCATGAGCTAGTTTTATGCCAGCTGAAACCGCAGTCAGCGTGCCGACTAGGCCGCCCAGCGTGACGGTTCCTGCTGCAATTCCCTTGACCACACCGGGATTTTCCTCTACAAATCCCTGCATCCAGCCCAGGACTTCCGCGCCGACATCGTACAAATCCGACATCACGGGGGTCAAATCCTCACCGATGGCGATTTTCAGACCGTCAGCTGCGGACTGCATCAAGGTCAGCCTGCCGTTCATGTTGTCGAGCATGGTGCCTGCCATTTTATCGGCAGATCCGGCGCAGTCGTTCAGAGCTGCGGTGTAGTCCGCAAAAGACTGCCCGCCCTCGGCTGCGGCCTCGCTGCACCCGGCCATGATGGTTTGCAGTTTGGAATACTGGTTCGTGCCGGCAATGACCTTTGCAAGGTTGGCTTGCTCTTGGTCGGTCAGGGTGTCCCAGATACCGGCCATGCCTGTGAGGATGCTGGACAGGCTCTGCATATTGCCGTGCGCATCATAAATCTGCACACCGTATTCTGCAAGGGTGTCCCCGCACTCTTTCGTGTTAGTTGCAAGGCGGGTGAAGATGGCGTTCAGGGCCGTGCCAGCCTCGCCGCCCTTGACACCGGCGTTGGCCATGGTAGCCAGCACAGCGGTGGTTTCCTCGACCGAGTAGCCGAGGGATGTAGCGGTAGCTGCACACGCCTTGTAAGCCTCACCCAACTGGATGACATCCGTGTTGGAATTGGCCATGGCGTAGGCCATCACGTCCACAAAGTGTGTGGTGTCGGAGGCTTTCAGGCCAAAGGCGGTCAGGTAGTCGGTGACAATATCGGATGCCTGCGCCAAATCCATGTTGGCGGCAGCAGCCAGATTCAGCACCGGGCTGATGCCGTCCAGCATGGACTGAGTATCCCAGCCTGCTAGAGCCATGTAGGACAGAGCGTCAGCCGATTCACCAGCGGTGAATTTGGTGGTCGCGCCCATCTCCTTGGCCTTGTCGGACAGGGCCGTCAGCTCCTCACCGGTAGCACCGGAGAGGGCCTCGACATTGCTCATGGATGCTTCAAAATCACCTGCGGTGTTGACGCAGTCCATGTAGGCATCCCGGATTTCTCCGAGGGCCTTTGAAATGCCGACCGTGGCCAGCGTGGCCTCGACCGTCTCAAGCGCCTCGACCGATTTTTCACCGAATCCCTTTGCGCCCTCACCGGCCTCGTCCATCGTTTTCTTGAGGTCAACCTGCTTATCCTTGAGCTTATCGACCTCAGTTTCCAGCCGGACGCTTTCCGCCGTCAGCTGCGTGGTATCCACGCCAGCTTCGTGCAGAGCATTCCCGGTGGCAGCCAAACGCTGCTCATAAGTGTTCAGGGAGGCCGTGGTCTTGTCGATCTGCGCCTGTTTGGAAAGCAGCTTGTTTTCCAGCGCGGAGGAGTAGCCCTCGGTTTCCTGAATCTCTTTCTGGATGTTGTCGTACTGCTGCTGCAAAACAGAAAGCCGCTGACGGGTTGCGTCAACGGCCTGTTGCTGCTTCTGGTACGCCGAAATGTCGGATTGTACTTTGTTCAACTGCTGAATCTTTCCCTGCGTTTCCACAAGGGCAGACTGAGCAGCCTTGAATGTACTGGAAAAGCTGCTGTTCTGTTTGGCGGACAGGTTGAACAGCAGCTCCCACTCTTTACGAGCCACTACTTACCGTCCTTTCTCGCTCTCTGGCGCTCGGCAATGAGGTCATTGCTGCTGCGGATCCATTGCCGGAACTGATACAGGGGCATTTCCAGCCAGTAGGGCGCAGGCGTACAGTTGACCTGTGCCATTGCAAGCACCTGTCGCCGCAGCCACACGCCGCCATCACCGGTTACAAGTCCGACCTCAGCAAAAAATTTCTCGCTTTGGTGCGGATGGTGTTGTAGTCCCGGATGCTCATAGCACCGATAACATCAACACCGATAGGCTCGGTACACGCCCGGCAGGCCATGCGGATAAGGTAGCCCGCACTCATCGAGGGGATGATAACCGGCTGATTCAGAGCCGTAAGCTCTGCCTCGATGGCGATGGAGTCATTGCCGGTCAGCTTGCCCCAGTTGAACGTGAGGGATTCGTAGTGCTTGCCCTCATAGTCAAGGGGCTTCTGGAGCTTGTGAGTGTAGGTATACGGGTCAGCAGCGGCAGCAGCCTTTGCAGCGGCAGCCTGAGCTGCATCAAATTCTTTCGGGTCAATGACGGCGTTCATGCTGGATAGCTCCTTTCACGCTCAAAAAATAGGCCGGGACTGCAAAATGCAGCTCCGGCTGAACGGTATATGCGGATTACTTGCCCAGGGCCGCACGGACACCGGCCAGATAATCCACACCGTTGATGTAGCAGATGAAGTTGAGGGGGTCCAGTTCACGCACCTTCTTACCGTTGATGTACGTTGCCCAGTAGCGGACAGCGTACTCACCGGAGCCAGAGGTGGGCGTTGCGGGGGCAATGGCGCCACCCTTGGTCGATTTGGGCACGACCACGAAAATATGCTTTTCCTTCCGTGCCTCGACCGTGCCCGCAACAGGATCCTCATACTGGTTTGCCACACGCAGGTCAATGCTGTGACGGCGCAGCTCCGACAACTGGACGGACTGCGGCGTGGTGGTGCGGAATTCCAGACCAAGGGTCATAGCCTCCAAATGGCCCAGAATGACCGCTTCGACGTTACCACCGACACCAGCGCCCGAAATGCTCTGCGTCAGAAAGGTAACATCAGGCAGGGTAACTTTCGACATACCCAGATACTCCACGCTGTCCTCATAGACCGCGAAGTTGATAACGCTCTGATCGATTGCCATTGTAGTGCCTCCTTTTTAGGACTGGAGTGCGCTGGTCACATAGTCAGCGTCATATTCCAGCACAAAATCAATTTCCTGCGCCGGAGAGGGCGGGGTCATGTAGACGTGCAGATTGATTTTGCCCGCCATCAGGCTGGTCAGCGGGTTCTCGTTTTCCAGCATTTCCACACGGGCACCCAGCAGATAGCCTGCGCCCACCAGACCGTTCAGCCAGATGTTGGCGCTATCCAGAATGGTGTCGATGAGACGACGGTTCATCGGCTTGTCGAGCTTGCTCCAGAACGTCTTGATGAGGGTGTTGGAGACGTAGTCGAACATACGGCTGAGCGGGATGAAGTAGTCCTTCACATCAGTGGACTTGGGGTAGCAGCCAGTGTGGTTGCCCCATGCGGTCCAGCTGCCCATGAAGTTCAGGAACGTGCAGATGCCGGCAGCATCGACCACGTTTGCCTGATTGTAGGTCAGGTTGATGGCTGCACCGTCATCATCGCACAGACCGTCGATGTGGACGGTCTTGTTGGAGGGGCTCTCGTAAGGGATGCCGCCATTGTTGGTGTCGGTCTCCGCGAGGCAGCCCGCCATGAGGGTGGAGCCGTGGAACTTCAGATCGCCCAGAGTGCCGTTAGGCCAGCACAGAATGGACTTCTGGTCGTAAGTGCCAGCGTTCTTGGCCTGCACTGCGGCAGTATAGGTCTTTGCGGAAATATCCACCAGAGCCTTGCCAGAGAACATACCGTTGATGGAGCCCGCCTTTGCAGCCAGCGCAGCAGCAACGGTAGCCTCCTTGGAGAAGCCGGGTGCCATAATCAGGTCAGGCACAATGCCGAACATCGTCAGACAAGCCTCGACCTGCTCTACGGCAGCTGCCACAGCCTCTGCCTCGGCGTTTTCTGCGAGCGGCAGGAAAATAACCGGCTGGCAGGCACACAGCTTGAAGTGATAGTACATCACCTCGCAAACGGTGAACTTTGCCCAGTCGTTGTCATAACCCAACTGTTCCTCTGCTTCGGTGTAGCTGGTGCACAGTACAGGGGTGCCAGCGGTTGCAGCGGTGCCAGTTGCCTTGGACAGCGGTGCCGTACCGATGACAAAGGGGATGCCGCAGGTTGCGGCGTTCGGGGTTGCCACGGCGGTGTCGGCGCGGCTGACGTTAATACCATGATCTGCCATAGTATGTAATCCTCCTTACTTGGATTTGGCGAGCATCCGGGCATACGCAAGGATAGCCTCGCCGCGTGCTTTTGCCTTTTCAGGCGTAGTGTTCAGTTCGGCCACATCGATGATGAAGTCGGCCACGCCGGGATATTTCTCGGTGGCGATTTTCACATCGTCACGATTCACCGCCTCCGCAGCAGCGCAGGGGTAAATCGTATTTTTCTGGATATAGCCAAGAATAGACGGACCGATGTAAATGGAAACGCCGGGCTTGCTCTGCGCAGGCTCGGCGTTTACGGTGGTTTCGGCGGGCTGTTCCGCCGCGGTCTTTTTTACCGCCATAATTTAATGTCCTCCGTTTGCTGCACAGTCGGCAGCTTCCAGTAGGTAATCATCTCTCCGGCGTAATACGGTTTGGTTTCCTCGTCGTAAGGAACGCTTTCCAGCTTATGACCGGGAGACAGGTCAAGCGCAAACTGATACCGATGCCTTCCATCGGTGCCAGTGCCGCCTACCTTGCGGACTTTGAGCAATTCCACACGAAACCGCTCCATCATGTTCAAGAGAGCAAGGTCGCCCTCCTGTTCATCCGGGTTGTAGCAGCAAAAGATAGAGCGCACAGAAACCACCGTGCGCTCTTCGCTGCCGGGCTGCTGCTCCGTTGCCAGCGGGATGACCCGATGGATGATGTACGGGGCTTTCTTCTTGGCGGAACGACTGTCGGGCAGCCGCATCAGATAGACTTCCGGGGCACGGTAGGCCTGTTCGGTATCGCCCTGCTGCATAGCCACCGGGAGAATCATATCGGCCATGATTTTCTCCGTAAATGCTTTCAGCTGCTCAAGCAAAACAACGCTGGTCATATCAGACACCCCATCCGTTCAAAATTCGCGTGATTTCATGCTCAATGCGTTTTTCGTACACCTCCGCCATCTTGTCCTCGACCTGATCTGCAACACTTTCGTTGGTTCCAATCATCTGCGGCGTTGATGGACCATACAGTTCTTTCACAGGGAAGCGGCTGGTGCCGATTCTCTCATAAACACCGATATGGCTACCCATCTTTGCGCTAAATGCGTGGTCGAGGGCTTTTTTGGTACTCGTTTTCATAACGCGGGTAACGACACGACCAGAACGGTCTATGCTCGTATCAAAACGCGTCAGCGGAATAACAGAGCCACGGTAGCCAAAACTTACCGTGATTTCGCCATCTGACGAACGGTTGAAATGGTTGACATTCTTTGTGCGGTTGACAAACTCGCTCGCACTAAGCGCATACTGCTCCGTTACGGCTTTCTTGGCCTCCGTTTTTCCTGCATTTGCAGCTCTTGCAAGCGCAGAACCAGCAGCCTGTTGCCAGCCGCCTTTGATGCCAGACAGAAGTGCAGACACTCGGTCAATATCCGATTCAACAGTCACTGCAAGAGCAGCCGCCGGACGTTCTTTGACGTTAAGAGGCTCGTAGGACATATATTCTTGCCAGCTCATTCGTCAATCGCCTCCAGTTCCACCCGCAGCATCCCCATCTCGCAGACAGAGGATGCCACATAGTAGTTTCGGACGAATCCATCCTCGTCAATGCCCAGCTTGCAATCCTTCTCAGGCTGCTTTCCGCCGAGGGCTGCAATATTGCAGTGCAGCACCCGGCTGACCCGGTACAGGCCCTGTGCATGGTCGCTGATGGTCTGGCGCACTCGTTCCTTTTCGGAAAGCCCGGTCAGAACCAGAGGAACATCAGGGTATTCCTCTCCGTCATAGTAGACCGTATGTGTCTCGGCGAACTCGTCCAGATTCAGAAAGACGCTGTTCAGGTCTTCCCGCACAGCGTCCTTAAAGGTGCTCACGCCGTGGGCATCGCAGCAGACAGCTCCGGGCCGCTGGCGCACTCATCGCCGGGAATTACTTCCTCGGCGCAGATGGCCTCGATGAGTGCATCTTTGGTTTTGAGCTGTTTCGTGTCGATGCCCATATCCGCCGCCAGCTTTTTCAGATTGGCAACGGTCATGCTGCGCAGCTGGTCGAGGGCAAGGGTGGCCGTCTCCGAGCCGCCCTGCGAAGCTTCCTCGTCAGGGGTGTCGTTACCTTCCGCAGTTGCCGGAACGTCTGCAGGGGCTGTTTCCGGGGCAGTGGGAGCGGAAAACACATATTTCGCCACACCCAGCCCGATAAGGCGGGCTGCTTCGGCATCGCTGACCTCACACCGCTCGCCGCGCGAAACAGTGTGAACACCTGTTTTGGTGGGGCAGCCGTAGCCGCCGCAAAGAATTTCAACAATCATCGGTGTACTCCTTTCAGGCCGGACTTAACCAACCACGTTCTTGGCGCGAATCCAAGGGATATAGTTCTTGGGCGCAGCCAGCGGGCGGGTCTTCAGGCTCATCTTACGCACATCGTTCTCCTGATCGATGCTGAACTTGGGAACGCGGCGGGCGGCGATGGTGGAGTGCTTGGTATCGCCGTAGTTGATCTGAGTGATAGCACCATACATCAGGTGACCGCAGGCCGGAGCCGTAACCAGCGCATCGGTCTTCGGGAAGTAACGCCGCTCTGCGTTGGCGGTGTCGACGTAGGTTTCATCCACGGAGATGAGGTTCAGCTTATAGCCGCGGAAGTTGAGGGTGCCACCGTAGGTAACGCCATCGTATGCGCTCAGTTCCTGCTCGATTTTGCCGACGATGATGCCGGAGTTCTTATCCAGCAGACGCTGAACCTTTTCCATGTTCAGGACGGCATCGTACACATCGGCACCCAGCAGCATGTCAACGGCGCGCAGGCCGCGCTTGGACAGCAAACGGCACATGGCAGGAACATCGCCGAAGAAATCGCCATCAGTCTCGTTCCACTTATGGGCCGCAGTGTAGATGTGGTCGTTCTCGTGACCGGGGTTGTAGAACTTCACGACCTTGGCCTCGCCCTTGGTCTGGTTGTCGATCATCTCCTGCATGGTGCAGCCGTTCTCCAGCATGGTCTGTGCGCACATCCACTCCTCGGTGCGGATGATGCGGTTGTCCATGTCCACGAGGTCGTTCTGAACCAGCCTTGCGGCACGCTGGGCGGGAGTGCTGTTGGCATAGATAGCCTCGCCGAAGCCGCGCTTGGTCAGGTCATCGACGGACAGTTCGCGGCTCACACCGATGGCAGCGGGCTCGAACTCGTGGATCTCGTAGCCCACGCGCTCCATCGGGATTGCACCGACACGAGGTCCAACGAATGCGGCCATCTTGCGGTCACCGTCCATGTACTCGGTCAGAACCTTGTCGGAGTTGAAGATATCGCCGTCGTCGGTGCCGAAGTAGCGGTCACGGAAGAAGGTCTGTCTGGGAACAGCACGCCGTTCCACGGCCATCAGGGTATAGGTATCGAAGAAATTCAGTTCAGCAGGCATTGTTGTATCCTCCTCACAGTGCAGGTGCAGCAGCCTTGAAGAAAATGCCGCCGTTACGCAGGGCATCCTTCTCAGCCTCGGTGATAGTATGGTCATTGATGGTGACACACTTGTTCAGGTTGAAGCAGCCGGCCAGATAGACGGGAACGGTCACATCATCAGTGGTGCCAACCTCAACATCATCGCACAGGATGGCGTATGCAGTCAGGGTCTCCGTATCACCGCTGGCAGCGGTGCCCAGCGCCACCAGCTTGTTATCGCCTGCGGTACCGCCGGACTTTGCCAGAATGGTGCCGCGCTTGATGGTGCCGGCAGCACCCAGCTTGCGGAGGGTGCCGCCGCTGACAACCAGCTTGGGGTTGATATCGGCAATCAGGCCGTCATACTCCATGGTGCCGAGAGATTTGCTCAGTTCGCTCATAGTAGTGTTCCTCCTTACTTCTTGTCATCGTCGAGCAGTTCGGCAACGGCTGCGTCGGCAGCAGCCATGCGCTCGGCCTGCGTCTTGGGCACATTGCCCTTTGCATCGGGCAGAGATTCCGGGCTGCCAGATGCAGACGCGCCCGGAACAGCCTCCACGTTCTGTGCACCAGATGCGGCGTTGTCCGCTGCCAGATTCTTCAGGAACTCGTGACCCTGCGCAGCAGCAGTCTTGGCGGCGCGGAATGCCAGCTCGCGAGCATCGCAAGCAGTCTTGCCGTACTTAGCCTCCTGCACCAGAGCGGGGTCAAACAGGCTTGCCACCGAATCGATTTCGGCCAGACGGTTGCGCTCCGCGCTCACGGCTGCGTCAACTGCGGCCTGCGGGTTTTCCGCTGCGGGGGTTGCAGGGGTGGGATTTGCATTGTTTGCCATAGTGGATTGTCCTCCTTCGTTGGACTGGGCGGCGGGTGCCGCCGGTGTATTTGCAGCAGCGGCAGCAGGTGCAGCCGCTTTAGCCATAGGAATGTTGTCGGGCAACTTTACGCCAGGCATCAGGCGCAGGGCGTGACCATTTGCGTAGATGGTCTGACAGTCTGCGCTTGCGGAGATTGCAACGGGTTCAGCATCATCCAGCAGTTCGTCGGCAAAGCCCTTTTCTACGGCCTCTTTGCCTGTCATATAGGTAGTGTCGGCCATCATGTGCAACAGCACAGTTTCAGACATCCCAGTCTTGCGCTTGTAGATGCTGACCTGCGACTTGTCCCACGCATCGTTGGCATCGGCAGCCTTGCGCAGTTCATCTGCGTTGTATGCGCCAAGAACAAAACTCCAGCATTTGTGAATCATCACGAGGCTGGACGGATTTACGCGGACGGTATCGCAGGCGCACATGATAAGGCTGCCGCCACTCATTGCCACACCGTCCACGATACAGACCAGCTTGGTGCCTTTGGCCGCCAGCTCCCGGAGCCGATTGTGAATCAGGATGGAAACGCCTGCATCGCCGCCCAAACTGTCCATGCGGATGGTGATTTGTGAACACCCCTCAATCTGTGACAAGTCGTTCAGAAACTCACTCTCAACGATGTACTGGCCGGGAATCGGCTCATTGGTCCATCTGTCGATGGGCTGTTTTTCCACGATATCGCCGTACATGGTAATGTCGGCGGTCTGACCGTCAGTGCTGGCCATTGCGTAACAAGGCCGCTGGATGTTCACCTGCGGTGCGTTATTCGGTTTGGGCATTTTGCTTACCTCCCTGTGTCGTAATGCTGGCGGTGGTTTCGATTGCGCCCTCACTGCCAGCTGCTTTCAGCAGCTCATTTTCACGAGCCAGCTGTTCGGCGTTTTCGGTCCAGTCGCCGCCGCCCATCTCAAGGGTGACCTGTTCGTGGGTCTTAAAGGCGTGGTGCGTCTGGAGAATGGCTGCACTGACTTCCTTGGCGGGGTCAAGACTGCCCTGCACAGGGCCAATCCAGCGGGCGCCGCACCATGCAGCACGGAGCAGCGGGTCATCAAAAAAGCCCGGAGCGATTACTCGCCCACGGGCTACGGCTTCTGCCAGCCAGATCTCATACGCGGGCTGGCAGAAGCTGTCCACCAGCCATGTGCGGCGCATCTTGAACGCCTCCCATGCTTCCAGCAGGGCAGCACGGGAGGCGGAATAGCTGGCGTTGAACTCTTTGAGCAACAGCTCGTAAGGCATCTCGATTGCGCCGCCCATCAGCTTGCACAGCGTTTTGACAAACTGCTCAAATCCGGCGGTCGGAATGTTTGGGTTTCCGAACTTGATGTCTTCGCCCTTGGCCAAATGTTCCACCTGACCGGGGCCCATTTCGTACTCGTTCGTGCTGTGGCTGGCATTGTCCATCTGCGGGTTCTCAACAGGAACGCCGCCCAGATCTCCGCTGCCAGTTTCGTTGAACGGAATTGCGTCCTTGGGCGCATCCGACACAATCCACGCCGTGAAGTACGACTGGACAAGTGCCGCCAGCAGTTCGGATTCGGTGTATCTGCGCAGCTGGAGCAGCGGTTCTATGATAGGCGCAACAAGGGGAACGCCGCGGTACTGGTCCGGCCGTTCCGATTCCATGATGTGCAGCACTTGGGGCAGTCCGGTCTTTTTGCCAACGACCTCCACACGCTGCCATACGGTTTCCTCGCTGTTGAGCCACTCGTGCGGATAGGTATTTCGGATGTGGTACGCCACAACGGCACCGCTGCTGTCCACCTCTACACCGTCGAGAATCTTGTTCCCGTTGTCGGGGTTCTTGCCTACGGTGTATCCCAAAATGTCAATCGCGCTGCCGTATCGGTTCGGTGTAGACACCCGGTCGGCCTCCACCAGATGCAGCCGCAGGGCGTAGGGGTGCAGCTTATCAACGTCCCGGATTTTCACAACGGCGAACACATCGCCGCTCATAAGCCAGCTTTTCAGGGCCAGCTGCTGCAATCCGTAGAAGTTGTTCAGCCCCATAGCATCGCAGTTGCGGCGGTTCTCGGCCCAGAGCCGGAACTCGGCCTCAGCCTTGGTCTGCCATTCCTTGGCCGCCTCCGGGGTAAGACCCAGAACGTCCCGGTCGATGGTGGATTTCAGGGTCAGGCCAGTGCCGACCACCTTTGTGCGGTTCGTGTTGATGGCACTTGTGGCGACAGGTGCGCTCATGTAGAGCATCCGGCTGCGCTGCCGCAGGGTGTCGGCGTTGTCGTGTATATCGCTGGATGGCGAATTGCTGTTCGGGAAAAATGCCCGCAGCGCACGCCGCTTATGGCTTGCACCAGCCTCGCTGTATCCGCTGGCCTGCGGCGCAGCCGTTGCACGGTATTTCAAAATATCGCCTCCATAACTTTCAAACTAAGCGGACTGGCTGGGGAAAGGAGTGAAAAGCAGCCAGCCCGCGGCAAAGACCCGGATGGGCCGTTACCCAAAATTGTTACCAGTCTCGCGGAATGATCCCGAACGCTTTTCGCGCGCTCTGGCCGTTCAGCAACGATTCCAGTTCATCGACTTTCTGCTCGGCCTCTTTGATTTCATCGCTAAGCTTGCCGAGGTCGAGCCGGGTGAGCTCACGGTCATCCAGACGGTAGCTTTTCACGCCGCCAGACAGCAGCTTGTTGTATGCCGTATACAGGTTGTCAAGCCGCTGCGTGTGGAATTCTAGCCGCTTTTTGATGGTCGTGGTATTCATATCTCACACCTCACCAGTCGTCCAATAGGCTCTCCCTCTTTTTTCTGTGGGAGGGCTGTGGTTGTTGAATGTTTACTGCTGCCGGGGCATCGACCGCCTTTCCACGCAGCCTTTTCAGGGCACGGTCGATGGCATCGAGGTCTTTCGGCAGCACCTTGTAGGCTGCCAAAGCGTAGTTCCGGCAGTCAAGTGCCTCGTTTCGCTCGTGGCCGGAGATTTTCTCCCATTGCCACGGATTGCGGTGGTTCTCTTTGTACACCAGATGTTCGGACAACAGGCCGTTGAAATAGCCCAGCCCGTAGTCATCCCGGCGTGGGAAATGGCAATACCGGGCGCCCGGCTCCTGCACTTTCAAATCATCCATGATGATTTGCTTGCCGGAATCAACGCCCAGCTGGTATTGCCAGCACATACCGACGTAGCGGTTCTGTATCGTGATTTTCTGCTGCTTGGGCGGAGCCGTGAACGGCCTGTCCGAGCCGGGAAAGCCTTTGATGCAGAACACCTTTTTGCCGATGCGCTCATGGCAGCGGAGGCGAACATCCTGCGTGAAGTGGCCGCCCTCGTCCACGAACTTTATGGACACGGGCCGTTCCACGCCATCGGCGAATTTCAGGCGACGGTCGAATACCAGTTCATCAAGCTGTTGCCAGACCTCGTCACTGTCCGGGCGGCCCATGATGATGCCTTTTTCGATGCCCCATGTTTCACCGAAGTGGCCGAAGCCCACGATTTCGTACTCCATGCGGTCATCCTGTGTGTCAACGCCAGCAGTCAGAACCAGCACGCCGTCCGGCAGTTCCGCAGGGTATTCCTCCCTGCGGCCCAGCATGGTGTCCTCGTCCTGCACATCGCCGCGGTCTTCCCACAACAGGCCCAGCCGGGTGTTGTACACGACCTGCATCTTCTTCGTATCGCCCAGTGCGTTCAGGTATTTCAGCACGGTGTCTTTCCATGCCGCCCATTGGCTGACGAAGCTGTTCAGCCAGAAGCTGCGGATGCCGTTCTCATAGGCTGCCGGGTTTTCGGCCTGCCAGTGAGCGGGTGCCCGCTTCATGGTCACCTCGTCCGAAATGCAGCCGCACTCCGGGCAGAGATACCACACATCCTTGACCTTGTAGGTTTTCTCGCCGTGGGTCTCGATGGTGTCGTAATCGTACCGAATATCTTCCCAGCGCAGCTCATGAAACCCCTTGCAGTGCGGACACTGGGATACCCAGCGTTCCATCGTGCCCTTGACGTAGGACTTGGCGATGGCACTGTGCCCCTTGATGGTGGGGGTGCTGACTTCCACAGCCTTTGCGTTATAAAACGTAGTCTGGCGGGCCATTGCCAGCTCCCAAGGGTCACCCTCTGTGCCGGCGCTCACTGCCCAGCGGTCACGCTCGTCACCCAGCACATAACGGATGGGCTTTGATGCCAAAGCGTGCGCCTCAGTGGATCCGCACATGGTCAGGATGCCGCCGGGGTAACTCTTTTGCAGAATGGTGTTTCCACTGTCTCGGCTCTTGCTCTCTGCCACCTTTGCCCGCAAGGTAGGACAATCTCGTATCATGGGGGCGATACGCAGCTTGCTGTACTCCTTTGCATCAGTCTGAACCGGGTGGATAAAAAGGATAGATCCGGGGTCAACGTCAATCGTTCTGCCGATGACATTGTTTTCAAATTCGCTCTTGCCGACCTGCGAGGACGCTACGACAACGATGTGATGGACGCGAGGGTCAGAGTATGCGTCCATAATTTCCACCAGATAAGGCGTTCTGCTGTTGCGCCAGCGACCCTGTTCGGCAGACGCTTCCGGGGACAGGACGCGGTTTTGTGCAGCCCACTCGCTGACCGTCACGTTGGGCGGCGGGCGAATAGCTGCCACCAGCTTCGACACCAGCGCGTTCAGGCGGTCTACGGCGGCGTTGTCACTCATCCTCGTCACCGTCCAGTTTTTCAGTCCACGACCGGCGTTCCCGGACGCGAGCCTCATACTTGGCCGGGTCATAGCGGAACAGAGCGATTTCCTCCGCAATCTGATTGACCTCGCCGCGCATATACTCTGCGACCTCGGCAGGGTCAGACAGTGCCGCGGCATTGATGGCCACCCGGCTGGGTAACGCCATCAGCGCACCCCGGATGGTGTAGATAAGTTCGGCGGTCATGGCTGCCACATCCTCGCTGCGGTGCATCTGCCCAGACAGCTCCTTGGCTTCTGCCTGTGCGATTTTGGCCTTGCTGGTCTTGAGCGTGGCCTCAGCCTTGGCCTTGACCCGCTCAATCTTCTTGGCCTCCTCCGCTTCTTCCTTGGTCAGCCCGCCGCGGGAGATGCTGCCGATGTAGGCTTGCACGGCATCAGACAAGACGAACTTGCCCCTGCTGGCGGTCACGAGCACACCATCCTGTGTCAGCTGCTGCACCCTGCGGCCTGTAATGCCTAGCACAGCAGCCAGCTCGGTGGTGGTTACGTTCCTGTCAGCAAGATTCTCTTTTGTCGGCATCCGAAACCACCTCCTTTTCTGGTAAAACTATCTGGAAAATTCCTTGAAATTCGTTATACAAAGCGTAACGAAATGGCTGATTTTTCCCTTACTAACTAGCACGATTTCGGGGTCGACGAGCCCGCTCATGGTAGGGTACCCCCGTCACAGTACCTTTTCAGCACAGAACGGCTGTTCCTGCCCGCTGTCGGGCGGGTGGAACGCAGCGTCAACCATTGCAGGGTCATGCACGAAGGTGAACTTCATGTCCTGCACAGGTACAGGCTTATCAACGTAGATGTCTACGACAGGCATTGTGATACGCTCCTCTCTCAGATGCTGCGGATAACCTTGGCCTTAGAGTATGTCGGATGGTCTTTGGTCATCATGTTCAGAAACTCGTCTTTGGTGAAGCCGGACAGACGGAAGATCTCTTCGGGCTTCATGCCCAGCTGCTTGCCGATCTCGTCCACGGTCTTGCCCTCGTCCATAAGCTTCTTCACGATGGCTTTCATGGGGTCGAGCAGGTGTGTGCCGCGGGCTCGGTTGTGTGTGATGGTGCCGTATACATCGGCACTCTCGTCACCGTGATGGTCTACGACTACGACAGGCACCTTGCCGCCCAGCAGGGACAGCAGCGGTTCACGGCCTGATACTGTCCAGCGGTGGAAGCCGTCAATGATGGTTCCGTCCGGGCGTACCACGATGGGCAGCGTCCAGCCGTTGGTCAGAATGGACTGCACCAGCAGCTTCAGGTTCTCCTCACTGACCTTGTTGGGGTTGTAGTCGTTGGCGTGGATGGTGTTGCGGTCTACCCACTGGAGGGATGCCAGCGGTGCGAATACGTCAATGTTTTCCATGGTTCTGCTCCTCCTTGATGCGGGCGTTGTGGTCGTTGTAGATGGTGGTCCAGAGGATGCGCAGGATACGCATCTTGGGATCTCCGTACAGCAGCCCCTCATACATGGTCTTGTAGTGCTTCTGTTCAGCGATACCATAGGTCTTTATGAACAGGCCTCGCCAGTGGTCGATGTGGGATAAGGTGTCCTTGGCGATGGTGTACCGCTCCGGGTGGAGGAACAGCAGGTCTTTGCAGAGGGCTTTATAATCCTTCTGTTCGGTATCTGCTTCCAGCTCACGCCGCTTGCGGGTGCTGCGCCGGAACATCTCGGAATCCCAATAAAGCAGAACGAGGTAGGCGTTTGGCTCTCGCCGCTGGATACGCTCCCACAGGTCGTTGTCGGTTTCTGCAACCCACCGTAGGCCTTGTGTGCTGGTATCTCCAAAGAAAGCGCAAAGCCGGAGTGCATTTTTATGCACACCAGCTTCGTACAAACGCATATAGATTTCAGGGAATTCAAGGTTTCGCTCTTTGATGTACAGCCAAACATCGGAATCAGCCCAATCGTAGATGGGATAGAACTTGCCGCCTTTTGTGATACGCTCCATTTTGGTGTTGGCGATACACTTAAAGCGGGTCAGGCTTTCTGCTGTGCGCAGGCCGACCAGCTGAATGCCGTCGCGGAACGCCTTTTCGCAGAACGTCTGGTAGTTCATCTCTCCGGGGTGGTGCAGGTATGGGCTGTACCTGATGGCAAAATCGGGCGGGGTACGCATCCACACATCTTCTTTGCCAGGCTCCCATGTTATCCACGATTCTGACGCGGAAAGGTGGTCTATCACGCACACCTGCTTGAACGGCAAGCAAAACCATAAGAATTTCGCGCCGACCGACAGGAAGTTGCGCCGCCAGCGGTGTGCTGCATCGACCATGGAGGGGTAAAGTCCTTCCTCGTCAATGAACGTCACCGTCAGCTGCTTGGGGTCGAGCTCTCCGGAGAGAATCATCTCATACACGAGATTGGCCATGCACAGGCTGTCCTTGCCAGAGGAAAACGACAGATAGATTTTGCAGCCGTTTGCGAACACATTGCGGATACGGATTTTCGCCGCCTGCAGCACGTTCATGCTGCTTTCCACTACTTTCACAGGCATATCAGTTCACCGCACTTCGGGCAACGGATGCACCTGTGCTGTTCCACGCCGCTGTCCGCCTCTGGAGCAGCTGTTTGCGGTTCAGAAGGTGTAGACACCTCCAGCACTGTGGAGGGCTGCTGCGGGGCAGCGGAGACGGTAGGAGTAGGCTGCGGGGCGGGAGCCACCGGGTAGGTCGGTGTTTCGGTATACGGAACGTGTTCCTCTGCCTGATGGCGGTTGATGGGTGCGATCTCGTTTTCCGGGAAATCGCCGTAGGAGCTGATTACTTCATCAGCTTCATCCGTGGTGCTGTTCAGCATTTCCAGCAGGTCAGCATCCCAGCCCGGAACGTCCACATCGCCGTCCAGTTCCTTGACCAGTTCTTCGATGGCATCCACATCGGTAAAGCCGAGTTCATAGACCTTGTTGTCAGCCATCATCAGCTTTTTCTTCTGCACATCGGTCAGCCCGACCATCACATAACAGTCGCAGGTTTCCCGACCCATGCGGAGCAGGGCTTCGTACAGACCGTTGCCGGCAATGATTTCGCCATCCTCGGCAACGACCAGCGGCTTCACCTGACCGAACATCTCAATGCTGCGGATGTACTCGGTGATTTGCTTGTCGGAGTGCCGGCGGATGTTGTGGGTAGGCTTATGCAGCTCTGCCAGCTTCTTTACCGTGATGTTCATCGTGCGGCCTCCTTCCTGTCAGAAACGAGGTCCAGAACGATGGAGAACAGGACGGCGGCTACGACAACGTAGATGCGGATCGTGCTCATCAGCTGCCAGATGCCCATAACGCCAAGCGGAATCAGGATCTGCCACGAGGCCACGGTGAGAACATCCAGCGCAAAGCCAAACTTCTTGCCGAAAACCAGGTATTCGCAGTAGAGGTAGGTGGACAACGAGGAAATGGCAATAACCGTAATCAGGATGGCTTTCATCACATTCAGCATCGGGCTGAACCGCACCCAAGTGAGCAGCGCAGCCAGCACCATGTAGATGCCAAACATCACGCCCGCTAGTACGAAGGCCTTTTTCATGTTGCCGCGCTTGGTGCCGTCCGTATTTTCATCGTTGTACTTAAACAGCGAATAGTAATACGGGCAAGCGAACGGACCGGGCAGTAAAAGCAGACCATTGTACACGCCAGCTTTGATGCCGGCAACATTCACGCCGGGGTCAATGGCAGCGAACGTGCCGCCAGTGTAAACCAGAGCGGCTACAACTACTACGGCCAGCAGGCCATAAACGACCACCCATGAAAAACCATCGGACAGCACGTTGCGAATCATGCCATCTTTGAGCAGCATAATCAGGAACGCCACGCAGGTGACGTACACGATAATCATGCCGCCCTTGGTTCCAATGGGTGTATCGCCGAAGATCTCGTAGATGCCGCTCATCTGCGTCCACGTCTGAAACAGCGTCAGCAGGCCGATGAAATAGAACATCACCTTGCTCTGCATGATGCGCCGGATGGACGGAACACGGTCAGCGAACAGGCCGAATGTGATACACGCCAGAGAATTGAACACCGCCCAGATGATTGCCGGAACTGCGCCGTATCGCAATGCAATGGTACGGAAGTTCATCAGACTGCCCACTCCCGCCCACGATGCGACAATGGAGCAGGCGTAGAAAATAGTGGGGTTTGCCTTGAATTTTGCCTTGATTTTCTGATACATAGAAAAATCTCCTTCTTTGCGGCTGGGCACGGCGAAATGTCCAGCTTGCAGCACCTCGGCTTTTCGGGACGCTGCGGTGATGCCACACGCAAAGGAGCAACGTGCGGCCCGGAATCCTCCTTTCAGGCAATAAAATAGCGGCACCCACCGGGAATGGTGAGCACCGCTTGGCTTGATTTGAATTTTGCATCCTAATCATATCACTTGGAGCAGCCGTTGTCATCTGAATCCATCGGCAAGCATCGGTGATTATTACACGGAATCACACGCCGTGTGAAATCATCCGACAGCGTCCGTCATCGTGTGAATCAATCTGCATTGATTTTTGATGTTTTAATTTTGAATTTAACTTTTGGCGGCAAAAATGTGAAACTCATTTCTATATTTGGCTGCATTTTACGAAAACTCGATATTAAATTTGATTTTTGGGGCAAAAATAAAAAGCCCCGCAAACGCAGGGCTTATCGGTCAGTTTTTGGCGAGGTAGTTGTATGCCATCCGGCTGACCCCGTCTTCGGTATATCCTTTTCCCAGAACTCCGGCTACTTCGGCCCATGAGTAGCAGCGGATGAACCGCAGTCTGAAAATCAGATACATCCGAGCATCCACAATGCTCTTGCAGTAGTCCTCGACTTTGGGCTTTTCCTGCGCTGCCAGTTCTTCCAGCCAGCGAATGCGCTCATCCATGTCTGCCAACTCTACGGCCAAATCTCCTACTTTGTCCCGAACGCCAGGCGTGTGGGGCATCCCGGTCAGTTGTGGGGAGGCGGGAGTGATTCTTCGCCGCAGTCTCTCCAAGGCTTCACGGTCTTTTCCGAGGGTCATTTGGATGTCATAGTACTTGGACAATTCATGTAATGTCACAACCTACCTCCGTCATAATTCAGCTACCGTCTTTCGGCGGCGCCTCTATTATTTTATCACATTTCGCTGTCGGAAGGTAGACCGGAAGTCCACAAATTATGTGGTCTGCACCAATTTTGCACAGGCCCGGAACTGTATAGGTCTGGCCTTGGGCATCAGTGCGCTGGATGGGCGGGTGAAGGGGTATGTAGTTCTCACAGGATAAGCAACTCATTTCTTCCCGCCCTCATCGCCATCATGATAGCTAACGCCGAATAATGCCGGAATCAAAAAGAACCAAAGCGCTCTCAGATTTCCGGTGACGTTGATTGCGGTTGACACCGCCAACCCCACTGAAATCCACTCCGCTGCATAGATAAGTGCAACCCATTTCATTTCGGCACCTCCTGTCTGCCGTTGCCAAAACTCCGGGCAAATACCGCCCGTTGGATAAAGTCTACATCCTCTGCAATAGACCGTACCGATGAATTATCAGAGCGGATCTCAAAAGAACGGAGAATGAAGCGCTTCAAAGTGTCCAGACTGTAACCTGCGATCGACTTCCCGAAGAATGCGGTAAGGATTTCAATAATGGTTTCCTCATGCCGAGCGAACTCGCATTCATAGACTTTGTGTTCAGGAGTAAAGGACACCCAGTAGGTAAACCGAGACTTATCGTGACCGGCTTTCAGGTCAAGGCAGTGGGTTTCGGTTTGCAAGTAGCGGACTGCTCTATCCGTTATCTGTTTAAGCTCCTTTTCTCCAATGGTGCAGCCGTCCGGGAAAAGTTCTTCCATGAATTGAAGAAAAAGCTGTTCGCCATTGGCACAATCGAACACGTCATGCCATGTGGCAGCCCATTCGGCCATTGCTTCTTTTTTTTCAAAAAGAATTGTGCAGGCCAGTCTGACAAAGTTGGCCGGAGATTCAACCATGAAATGCAGTCGTTCAGCTGTCATACTGCACCTCCAGTTCTGGCTTTATCCCCACCTCAATCACAACCACCGGGGTGTTTGATGTGATGGTGAATTGATAGACTCCCGGTTTCACTTCATTCGCAGACACATTTATCATGTCAGGGCTCATGCCATTCGCATTGCAGATGCTTTCTTTCAGCCGTTCCTCGCAGTTTTTTACCATCTCATTTTTCTTCGGAGCCATGGTAAAATATTGACTTAAAAATTGAAGATAAATTTTATCCAGAATCTGCTGTGCCGAATCGCCAACTTTATCCATAGTGCCGTTCCTCCACATAGCACCAGCTTTGAGGTGGTCTGTTCAACCTGTCAAGGTCAGTGCAAATACAGCCCTCATTCTCAAAACCGCTGCCTTTATTTTTCAACTTATCAGCGCTTTTGCAGTGCCATTTTCCATCTGCACCAGCATACCTTTTGGCGCAATGGCGCAGAAAACTCCGAATCGGCTTGGGCGCATCATAAATTTTCAGTTTCGTGATGTGCCAGCCAAAACCATCGCTGCCTCTTAGGTATCGTTCAACACTTTTCTCACTCAAACACGCCTTTTGGAGAAGCCCTGCAATCGGCCTATATTCCAGTTTCGATCCAACAGTATGTAGCTTCGGCAGCTCATTGCTGCCCATCGTCCCAGCATGACAAATAGGGGTGATTTCGTCACAGATGAATTCTCCGATTACCATCTGAGTTTTGCCGCGAATGCCGTCAGGCAACACCCTATCGAACTTTACGAATACAGACTTCCCGTGGTGGATTTCGCTATCCATCGTTTCTTCGCCATCCTTGAAAATGGTGATAAGCTGTTGCGGAGCCTTTGTGCAGTAGATGTATGCTTTGAACGGCGTTTCCTGCCTCGGACGGGTCTTGCGCACCTCAATGGTTTTCTCACCTCGCACAATGAGGTCGCACCATTCCGGCTGGATACTGATAAGAACAGCCTTACTCATTTTACCACCTCCGGCGGCTCCAGCAGCGGTGCCCACAGCTTCACATGGCCGTAGTGGCCATCCTCTGCACGGTGGCCATCCTCAATGTGCCACGTCCCGTTTTCGACCCAGCCTTTCATGGTGTGGCCGCTCTCGCAGCACACCCATACGATGTCGCTTATCACGGCGCAGTGCTTTTCGCCGGCGCATTCCCAGCTTTCTTCATGGGCGATTGGCGGGTTCTTGGCATCATGCCATGACATCTGGCGCACAAAGTCAACGACCATCTGGCTGGCCTCGTGCAGGGCTTTGGCAGCAGCGTCTTTGCCTTTGAAGCCGTTGTAATATTCAATCTCGGCCAGAGCGTCCAAATCCGTTGCCGGGTCGATGAGGCGGCAGGCTTCCTCAAGGGTCATTCGATGTACCTCCGCTTGTCCTTGTCCCAGTGCAACGTGATGGGATTGCCGCACTTGCAGGGAATGGTGATTTCCAGTTCCTCGATGTTGGTCTGGCCTTTGGCGTGCATCCCGCAGCACCCACACTCAAACTCATAGTGGGCAAGCCCACGTTCAAGCGAGATCGTGGCCCCGCAGCGGCAGCCGATGGACATCTGCGAAACGTGGAGGTATGTACCAAACTCCTTACCGCAGCAGGGGCAGCGCAGCCGCAGCAGCCCCCGTGCGCCGACTTCCGGCGGGCGGTTATTCCTGTTCTTCCTCATGGGAGGCTCCTTTCTGTGTCTGGAAATGAATCACTTCACGGAAAAGCAATTCGTTTTTCTGCTCTGATTCGGCCATGAAGTTGATATACTCCCGGAACAGAGCACGGTCATGCTGCCGGCAGCTGGTTTCGCCCAGCAGCGCCCCGATGGACACGCCAATGGCCAGCAGCGCAATGTTGATGAAAAACTGGTCAGGCATCGGTATCACCCAGCACTTTCTCGATGAGGTCAAAGACCATTTCCCGGTCTTCGGTGCTCAGAAAGTCGGCAGCCACAATTTCAAATTTGAGGCGGTCTGCATATTCTTTCAAGTCGTCCATGGGTTACTCCTTCCCCAATGCAGCGAGGATTTCATTGCCCTTGTCGAGCAGAGCGTCCCGCTGCTTTTTCTGTTCGGCCTCCAACTTTTCCATCTCGGCCCGATACTTTTCGAGAGTTTCCGGCCGGAAATGCTTAGTCTGGCCCAGCTTGATTTTTGCGGCGATGGCCTTATGCCGCTGGATGGTCTGACGCAGCTCGGTGTCCGTGGTCAGAATCTGGTAGCGATGGTGGCAGCCGGGGCATGTGAAATACTGCACCATGTAATCGCCGCTCCATGTACTGCGGATGCCGGCTGTCTGGATGCTGAACGGTGTGCCGCAGCGGTCACACTTTACAAGGTCGGTCATTCGCCATACTCCTTTCTGCACAGCTGGACCGCATTGCAGTGGTCATCACAGGTCTTGCAGCACTTGTCGCATCCGGGATGCGCCGCCTTGCAACGTTCGCAGGGCACATCTGCCTTTTTAGGGGCATTGGCGGAAAAGATGGCATGGGTTCCGTTCTGCAACGCCTTTTCTTCGTCAGACATTTCATAGCCCAAGGCTACCAGCAGAGTGTAAATAGCATCGAGACTGCCGTTTTCCTCCCAGCCGTACCCGCCGCTCTGGTAGTCGGGTTTCCAGACCCAGCCCCAGTATCCGTTGCTGCCATCGTCAGCAGCCGAATAGGCCAAGGAGAGCAGTGCCTTTTCCGGCTGGTCGCTGAACACCGAAGTGCTTTCCAGATAATCAAGCAGATCAACGCCGTCCGTTTCCGGGGGAGCAACGCCCAGCAGCTTGATTGTCAACTCGCCATCGTAATTTGAATCGAACGCATCCACAGCAAAGCGGACGATTTCGCCCAGATGCTTTTTGCACTCTGCCGTGGAAAGCTGCGTCACAAAGTCCCGGCGCAGCTCAAACATATAGTTTGTGAGGGCGGCAAGTTGGTCCTTGTAGAACTGTTCCTGCTGCCGCTTTTCCTCTCGCTTGGCCGTTTCCGCATTCTCTTTTTCCAAGTCACGCTCTTTGTAGAGGTCAATCTGGTTTTGGCTGACCTTGTAGCAGTACGCTACGCTATCGGCATCGTCCGGCACTTCAACGTCCTTGCTGGTGTTCCAATATCCGTATCCGGCAACGTGCGTGTGAGTGCTGTAATTGGCATCAGGATTTTCCACGGCAAATTGGCGAAGCTGCTCGATCCATTCAGCTTTTCTGTGCTGGTATTTCTGGTCGGACAAGGCGTTCTGCATCTCACGGTTAAAATTAGCCGTGCCGAGGGTCTCAAGCACCCGGTTCCGGGCATCCAAATCCTCGATTTTGTTAAGTTCAACAAAATCGGAAAGGGTTGCGCCGCGCTGCTCTGCCTTTTTGAAGTTGTCGTGGTTCAGTTCCAGCAACTTGATGCGCCGCCGGATGGTGGACTGAGAGAAGCCGGAGCGGTCTGCGACGCGCTCCACAGTATCACCCATGTCCAGCATCATCTGGAAGCCTTGCGCCTGCTCGTAGACGGTGAGATCAGACCGCTGCATATTCTCCACCATCATGGTTTGCAGCTGCTCTTTCTCGGTCATATCGACCACAGAGCAGGGCAATTCAAACTTGCCAGCCTGCTGTGCTGCCGCCGCCCGGCGGTGTCCGATGATGATGGTGTAGTCCTCACTGGACCACGCGGCCTTGGGTGTCCATGCCGCCTCTGCTGCCGAAGCGTCGCCGCCATCGGCAATGCACCGAGCAATGTACTCCTGCTTGCCGAGGTAGTGTCCCGGAATGACGGTCAGGTTCTGGTACACGCCGTTCTCCTTGATGCTGGCTGCAAGCTCGGACAAATCACCCAGTTCTTTGCGCGGGTTATCCGGGTGCGGATGCAGCTGCCGGATGGGGATGTAAGTAATGTCTGCCATGGTGTTTACTCCTTTCTGAATTCGGGTCAGAAAAACGTGAGCTGCCCGGTGCGGGTTTCGTTAAGAGGCTCGTTTTCCGGGGCTTTAGGCTCTTTTTTGATAGATTTTTGCAAATTTGCGGGTTTAATATCGGTTTTTTCGATTTTTGCAGGTTCACCTTTCGGTTCAAACAGCAGGTTCATCTGCGCTATCTGGCGGCGCATATACCACACATCGGTTGAGAAAAGCGGCATATACCAGATGCGGTTTTGTGGTCCTGCGGGCAGCAATCCGCGGCTGTCATAGGCCGTTGCCGGATTCACGAGTGTGTCACCGATGACTACATATCCAGCGCAGCCCATAAAGCTGCACTGGATGTAGCACATCAGCCCAACGATGAAGTCAATGTCTTGGGCTATGACAAGGACTTTGTTGTGGTAGCAGATATTCCGTCTTTTGCAGACGTTCAAAAAGGCAAGCAGCGTGGCCCCAGCACCACAGGCCGGGTCAGATACCGAGATGAATCCCTCCATGTCCGGGTGCAGCTTCGGGTCGAACGTAATCTCGGCCATGCAGCGGCACACATCGTAGGGAGTGAAGAACTGCCCGGCGTGCGAGTTGCCCAACTCGCACATCATGTACAGCGAACCGAGGAAGTCTTGGTCAGGATTCTGCTCCATGCCCATGATTACCTCAGCCAGCATTTCAGCCATGCCCTCCCGCTCTTTGGCGGAGTATTTGGAAACGATGGTCTGATACATCTTGGTGCGCTCTGGGGCATTTACCTTGTCCGTGCTGTTCGAGATCTCGATGGCCGTCAGGGTGACGAAGTCCTCCCAAATCTCCCAGCGGCTGTGCTTTCCAGTCAGGCTATTGAAGATTTTGAGGAAGTTCTTCTGGTGGTCATCCCGGATGCTGCGGGTCACTGCTGCCTTTGCCATAGGTTACTCCTCCTCGCTGTCAGCAGCGACGATGGTGTAGTGGCCGTTGGAGAACTCAATCACACCAGCGGATTCCATATCATCCAGCAGCGCGATGGCCTTTTCTGCGGTCACGCCCATCTGCTGCTCCAACATGGCCTGCGTAACGCCGCCGTTCTGCCGGGCAATCTCGGTAGCCTTGGTCAGTTCATCGGCTGCGGGTTCCTCCGCATCGTCCAGTTCCTCGGCATCAACTTCTTCCAGCGGTTCGGCCTCCCCGGGGAGATTCGAAGAATCAGGCTCATTTTCCCGGGGCGCATCCTGCTGCCCACCGGATTCCGGAATATCCGGCATTTTGTAGCCGAGAGCTGCCAGCTTTCCACCCTCGACCAAATCCCGGAAGAAGAACTGGAGCCAGAGGTAGTGCATATTCTTGAAGATGTTCTTGATTTTGTTGAACAGGGTGTCGGAGATGGTGAACGTCTTGCTCATGCGGTAGGTCAGGTTCCCATCCTTGACGGTGAACAGGATGGATGCACCCGGCGAGATGTAGTTGTCCTCGGATGCCTCCTCCAGCATCGACATCTGTTCACCAACGCCGCCCAACGGACGGATAACCAGCTTGATGGGGTATGCGTTCTTGATGAACACATAACTCAGGTTGTTGGCCTCGCAGATGCCCTTGAGTTTTTCACGGTAGACTGCGAAACGTGCGGATTCAGACAGAGAATTATCCATGATGAAGCTCCTTTCAAGTAGCTTTTAAGTAGTCGAAAATTTGTAGTCGTTCTCCCGGTTCTCGATGGCGGTCAGGCCAAGTGCGTAGGCTGCCCACACATCGGCCTTAAAGCCATAGAAGAAATCCGGCTTTTTCTTTGTGCCCTTGCCGTTTTTCAGGTCATGGGCTGCAAATCGGTCAATCAACGCCCGCCGGATGGCGGTATCGTTGGCTCTGCTGTCGTGGCAAATGTGCTTTTTCTCCTCGATGCGGCACAGCATTCGCACCGGGCATTGGTCGGAAAGAACTTGGTAAAAGCGGCCGATCCAGACCGTAGTGTCGAAAACATCCCGGCCTACGGACATTCCGTAGGAGGCCACCATCTCGATGACCGCCCACCGCCAGCCCTGCACCCCGGCAGAGGAAAGCTTTTGCAGCAGCTCTGCATTGTCGATTTTTCCGAATTCCAGAGGGCGCAGGGTGCTGCGATCAATCACGCAGTAGCCAGACTGGGTGTTGCCAGGGTCGATAGCGATAATCGGACAGGTGCTCACAGGTACGACCTCCCAAACTCTTGGATGAACCGCGCCTCCGGCCAGCCGTAATACTCCATGGCCTTTTTCTGCGCCCACTTTTTTAAGCGGAGATCGGCCTCTCTATTTGTATGTACGGCAGTCACGCCGTTCTGGTGGCACCAAGGACAGAGGTTTGCCCACAGGCCAAGCCGCTTGCTCTTATCCCGGTACGGTCCGAAAAAGACTTCATGCCGGGCGGTGCGATACCGCCCGCAAATCAGACAGGCGGGGCTCTTGCTGAGGATGCTGGGCGCATAGCCATTGCTGTCCAGCTTCTCTCCGTACTCATTTTTTGCCATGTCAATGCGTCCTCCTACGTTCAAAAGACTGCTGGGAAACCTGCTGCATCACCAGTTGAATCTTATCCTGCATACTCTGGTCAGCCAGCACATTGACAGGCTGCGCAGTTGCACCGATGCGCCCAAGGGTCTGTGCCCGGACACGCTTGATAAAGTTCAGCCGCTGCTTGCGGAACTCCTTGTCCACTTCTGCGGCATCCTTGCTACCATCAATATCGGTGACTTCCAGATCCGGGGCTTGCATGGCATCGGCAGCGCAGCGGCGCAGCTTTTCCATTGCTACGTCCAAACCGTCCTCGTGCGCCCACTGGTTCAACTGCTCATGGTTGGCGCGACTTTCTTTGCGCAGCCGTTCCAGCCGTTCTGGACCATAGTGCAGTACGTCAATAACTGCCTTTGCGTAAATCTGCCATGCGATTCTTGCAGCTTTGTTTCCAGCAATCTGATATTGCTGCTCTTTGCGGCCACGAGGTGCCCGTAGCATCGGGATGCGGTAGTCGGAAGTGACATACCCCGCCAACCAGCTTTCCCGAATGGCCTCGGCCCTGGCTTTAGAGGGGCGGCCATTGGCATCTGGGGTCATAATGACTTCGGTGTTCTGATCTTCCAGTTCGTTAATCCTGTCTGTAATGCGGTCAAGGCGGGTCTTGCCAACACCGAACTCCTGATGCAGCGCAATGGTGGTACACAGGCACACGATTTGGCTGACAGCCTGTTGAGTGTCATCATCTCGGTCTGAAACGACTTTTTCACGGCTCTGCACCTCCTGAAACGATCCAGACCCGGCGGGAACCCCAGCTAGACCAGCTTAGAGCCTCTGCATGGGTGTTCACCGCCACGTCCAGCTTGTTACCTACCACAGCACTCCCGGTGTCCTGAACGACCCGGAGACCTACACCCTCGATATAGACCACCGTGCCGTAAGGCAGGATGCTGGTGTCAGCTGCCACGGTCACGCCCGGCTGCACCTTTGCGCCGCTGGATGTAATTCCGTGTCCCTCGCCGCAGATGTGGGCGTATTCCTCGGTGCAGTAGGCAGTGCAGCTGAATGACCCAGCGTATGTAAGGGTCAAATCGATCTGCGCTGCCAGTTCTGCGGTTAAGTTGTCAACCTCGGTCTGAAGCTGGCTGGCGTTTTCCTCCGCGTCAATCGCCCGCGTCTGCCAGTTCTGAAAGCGGCTGGCGTAAATATCCCGCTCGATTTCCAACTCATCCACCCGCCGGGAGTAGGCCGTGCTTGCGAGGATGCAGCCAACCATCGCACACGAAACGCACACGATCAGGCTGCGGAATGGTCTTTTCGACCTCATGTCGTGCCACCTCCAATCTGTGCCGGGGCTGCGCCGCCGGGCAGAGCCGGGGGCTGCAAACTCTCAACCGGGGCATCCTGCACAGCCCGGTCGAAGCCCGGCCGGACGAACTGGCGCAGATCCGCACTGCTGCGGCTGCTGAAAATCTCCGACAGATCTGCCGGGGAGCCAGCCCATCGCTGCACCACCATCGGGAGGGCGGCGAAGATTTTCGCATTTTCCTTTTTGAAATCTTCGCCTTTCAGCTTGCGCCCATCGGGGGCAATGAATCCACCGTGGGTCTGGTAGTACAGATTTGCCTCGATTTTCCGGGCAGCTGCCGCAGCCTGCGTCCAAAGGTCATTTGCCGAGGGCTGCTGGGCTGACAGCAGCTTTTTGATTTCAGCGCACCAGTCCACAATCAGCTGGTTCTGGAATCTGCACTGTGTAAAGGCCGTATACAGTGCCTTTTCCACAATCTCGTCCGGGATGGTGCCAAACGCCCGGATGTAGATTTGCGTGTCAGCCCTGCGCTCCTCCAAGCTGCGGGCGCGGCCGTAGTGGTCATCGATGACCACTAGCAGCTCATGCAATTTCGTATCGGTCATGTTGTCGAGCCTCCTAAAAGTTCTCCGAAAATTTCATCGTAGTCATCGGCAGCAGAACGCTTTGGCTGCTGACCCGCTGGGGGCTTACGCCGCTGGTCGCGGGCTTGCACATCACCAAGGGTTTTCACGCCCTCGTTTTTCCATGCCTTCAAAATGCCGTTGATGTAATTCCACTTGCGAACGCCGGACAGTGCAGCCTTTTTGATAGCCAGCAGAATGAGGTCATCCGCGAAAACCTCCCGCCAGCCTATCAAGGAATCCCTTGCAGCCGGGGGAAAGCTGCCGATGTTCTCCTCGTAAAAGCCGATGATCTCTGCCAGTCCGGCATCGACAGCCGGACTACCGTTATCTCTACCTCTTATCTCTTTATCTCTAATCTCTATTCTCTTATCTCTTATCTCTATGGGGAAATTTTCCCCAGCGGTATCCCCAGTACTTTCCCCAGCTGCTGGGAGAGAATTTGCAGCTTGAAGTGCTTGTCTGCGCTTTTTTGCTGCCCAGTCGGTTTCGCTTCCAACCATCTCGGCATGGTTTACGAGAACCAGCGTTCCATCTCGGTCTTCGTAAATAAGACCAAGCTGTTTATAAAGCCCAAGAGCAATGCGGACGGTGTCCAGCGAAAACCATTTACAGTCACGCTGAATCTTTTCGATGTCGAAAGGAATAATGATATCGCCTATCTGACAAGTAAGGCGGCCGCCCGTATTGATGGTTTTGAGACAGAGCATCTGATAGAGAACAACGTAGTTGGCACCGTTCGGCTGGCTCATCAAGAAATCGACCACTTCCGAATTCATGAACGAATCCTTGAGTTTTATCCAGTAAAACCTCTTGCCAGTTGCCATTATCAGACCTCCTTAGAACGGCAAGTCATCCGTGTCATCGATTTCGGAGAAATCATCGGGATTACCCTGCGAGTAGCCGGGCTGCTGACCCGCCGGGGCACTCTGCTGCCACTGCTGCCGCTGGCTCTGGGTGTTGAAGCCCATCTGCTGCGTCTGCTGATTCTGATAGGGCGGCTGCTGGTAGCCCGGCGGCGGTGCCTCACCGCCATCATCCACTCGCTGCTCCGTTTTTGGGCCGCAAAAGTGAATCTTTTGGACCACAAACTCGGTGGCGGTGCGCTTCTGACCGTTCTTGTCTTCGTAGGAGCGGGTCTGGCACTGGCACTCCACAAGAGCCGTGCTGCCCTTGCGGAAATACTGGCAAACGAACTCTGCCGTTTTACGCCATGCCACGAAATTCAGCCAATCGGTAGCCCGCCGGCCATCCTGACCGACATTGTCCCGGTCAACGGCCATGCGAAAACTGGCAACTGTCAAGCCGCTCTGTGTGGTCCGCATTTCAGGATCAGCGGCGAAGCGGCCCTGAAATGTGCAATTATTCAGCATCGGTGTCCTCCTGCTTGGTAATCAGCTCCGGATGAACTGCAAGCATCAAATCCAGCACAAAGTGACCAATGTCATAAACGCTGCCGCCTGCACCCTTGTGATAAATGAGGCTGAGTTCGGCCTGCTTCTGGATCAGTTCCTTGTACTCCTCAACCGGGATAGCGATGGTCTGGACGTTCAAATCTTCCATAACTGGTTCCTTTCTTCTCGCATGATGCGGATCACCTTGCGGCACTGGTCCACATCGAACATTCCAATATGCGTAAATTCAATCGGGGTGTCCATCTTCTCGGACAGCCAGCGGTAGGCCTCATTCCGGCGGCCACGGTAGGGACCGTATTTCCAGAGCGGGTCAAATGCTGCATGAGCTGCCTTTTTCCAGTTGCGCAACTCCGAATTTGCCAAGCGGCCAAGGGGTTTGTCAGACCCCTTGTGTACGCCGACATAGGCACCGCAGCGAGGGCAGAGGTAAATCATGCCGAAGCTGTGGCCGTGGTAAACCACCGAACTGTCTACGAAGTCTGCGGGCGTTCCGCAGTAGTCGCAGATGACGATTTGGCCTTTCATCGTGACCATTCCTCCTTGTACCGGGCCAACTGCTCCGGGGTATCCGTCTCGATACCCAGAGCCTTGGCTTCATCAATCGCACCGTCAATCAGGTGTGAAAATTCTTTCGTGTCCATCTTGCTGGTGTCCTTGTAAACCAAGTAGCAGTTGAACCATTTTCCGTCCTCTTCCCGCACATCAAAGCAGCGGGTGTATTTGTAGAGGTCGTGAACATCCACGCTGACCGGAAGTTTGAAGCCCACGGTGCAGCCATCCTTATCTCTCGCAACCGTGCCGTAGGCCACAACCAGCCGCTCTTTCACAAGGTCGTCCGATTCGCCAGTTTCGGCGGCGATCTTGTTGACCAGAACATGGAAGTAGGCGTTTGCACTGTGGCTGCGCTTGTTGCGGTGCTTCTTGATTTCAATGTCCAGCAGCGGCTCCTGATTCAGCTTGTCCCACAGACTTCGGAAATCGGAATCAACTTCCAGCATGATACGCTGCTTACGGTTCAAACTGAAACTCATATCGACCAGCCGCCCGGTCATAAGGCTTTCCAGTGCTCCTTGAACACGTTCATCAGACCGAAAGCATCCAACCAGTCGAAGAAGTCCGAAATGATGGGGCAAATATCCGGCGTTTCATCCCTGCGGTAGCACTCCGTCCAAACGTCCATGCCGTTGCTGACGAGGTAGGAAAACGTCTGCGCTTCCGGGATGAGCAGCATATAGGTTGGGTGCTGGGTGCTGGAATAGAACTTTCCGCGCTCGTAGCCCTTGCTGAATTTGATGTCATAGATGGTGCCAGCTTTCAGGGCATCGAGGCGGCCATACAGAACCACATCCATGCCCCGCACCTGAATCTTCCGGCGGGCTTTGAACTGCAGCTGTCCACCATTGATGATGGCAGCAATCTGCCCGGCAGCCCAGCTCCACGGATTGTTGGGGTCATCGTGGCCGTTGACAATGCAGGTCACAAGGTTCTCAAAGTCAATGCCGTTCTGCATAGCCTCCGTCCGGGGCGTAGGCTCCCGACGCAGGACCAGCACGAACTCTGCCAGCGGGTCGCCCTCGGTGGTCAAATCCTCGTAGGGATTCTCCCGGATGAGGTGCAGCCACGAGGACAGCAGCGAGTGAGTAACAAGGTATGCAGCCATTACTGTGCCTCCTCTGCGGGCTTGTACTGGGCAGCGGCCGTATCAAAAGTCAGGCCGAGAGCGGCAATCTTAGCTTTCCACTGGGCATTCAGTTCCTGACGGGAAGTCAAGTGGTGCTGAAGAGCCTTGAACGGCGGCATGGCAGCGTTGGCGGTATCGGCATCCTTGATGCCAGCAATAATCTTGCTGCCCTCCTGCATGACCTGCTCGTAGGCTTCGTTCTCCTTGGCATTTGCAGCCACCTCCTCGGCGGCCTTGCTGTTGTACTCCTCAAACAGCTTGGTCAGGAAGTCGTTCGGGCTGCCGGGGCCGAGGGCGGGAATCTTATAGACACCGTGGATGCCGCGGGTGCCCTTGGCAAAATATTTCTCACAGTTGGAGAAACCAATGGTGCGGTCGTTGCCGTACATTTCCACGAAGCCGCCCAGATCCATAGGCTCCCACACATTGTTCTTGGTCTGGCCCTCAACCTTGATGCGGAGACGGGTGTTATCGCCGTCCTTTTCCTCGGTGGCGTGGAAGACCACCACGATGTTCTTCTTCAGCTCGTAGAAGCAGTAGTCCATCAGCTGGACGAACTCGCGGCCAACAAAGCCATAGCCCTTGAGGGACAGACTGCCGTCCCGCTGACCATACTTGGGGTTCTGCTTGATAGCCCACAGGCCCATCAGGGTGATAAGCTTGCCGGCGGTATCGAACACCAGCGTCTCGAAGTCCTTGAGGTTCTCCGGCTTCAGGTCATTCAGAATTTCGTCATAGCTGCGGGGCTGGATGTACGGCATACGGTAGCGAGGCTCGATACGGTCAATGCCGAAGTCGCAGTCGATGTGCAGCGGGCGGGGTGCGGACAAGGCCAGCGTAGACTTGCCGATGCCGGGATAGCCAGCAATAAGCATACGAATCTTCTTTGCGCCGTCCTGAATGTCGTTGGGATTGCGAATCATAATGTTTACTCCTTTTCAGTTGATAGGTTTACTTGCGAAACATGACGTGCTTGCCGGTGGTGCGGTTGACCAGCTCCATGAAGTCCGGGCCATCCCGGACGCAGAGGTACAGACGGAAGTCCCAGCCCTGTGCGGAAAGGGCTTCTTTCTGCTTGCGGGTCAGCTTTTTGCCTCTCACTTTCAAAAAATCACCCCCTCCTCGGCCTTATTGACAGCGATATTCAGCGTGATGGTCTCCCGGCAGCGGAGGCCGAAATTGCCGCTCGGGCCGAACATCTTGGTTTTCTCGAACTCACTTGCGCTGTAAACGCTAGCGCAGTTCAGAACATTGGGAATACGGTCAGGGTGGACTGCCCGGAACGCCTGACACGCCATCTGGTAGTTGGGCGCCCAGACCACCGTCCATCCTCCACAGTACGGCTGAATATCATCTGAGCCGTATGTGAAGTAGAATTTTTCCAGATCCATCACTCGGCCTCGCTTTCGTCCTTGATACTGATGCCGAGTGCAAAGAGCATAAGTATCAGGCCTGTTTCATCATCTTCGGTCAGGCTCACAAAGTCGCGTTCGCCAGCCACGAAGCCCTCGCGGAGAATCACAGCGTTGCCCACGATAGGCTGGCCGTGTTCCGGCGTACCGTAGAGGACGCTGGCAATGTTATTGATGGCAGAGCCTTTCAATCGCCCCTCGTCATCGACCACCATGCACAGCCCTTCCGGTAGATACTTGGGATGAACCACCTCGATGTAGCCGCCGACTTCTTTCTGGAGGCTGTCCAGCAGCGGCTCGCCGAAGTCCTTGAACTGCATCCGATTCTCGGTGTCAAACACCAATCCTTTCATAAAAATCACTCCTTTTCCGGGAAGCATTCGTTGACTTCCCATGCGTCTGCGGCCTCTATGCAGCGGTCGCAGCCTACGATTGTTCCATCCTCGGCACGATAGATGGTATCGCACCGCTGGTGGCAGATGGGGCACACAGGAGGGTCAGGATAGCCAGCCTCCGCATCAGTCCTCGGATACAGCATCCAGCACCTCCCGGAGCGTCCGACCCATCCAGCGGCCTACGCCGTCCAGTGCGCCGTTGCTGTCCAGCCAGACGAACACGGCTGCAACGGCAGCAGTCAAAACAAACTGCGCCGCCGGGAGCCGGGCTGCTGCCTGCTCTGCGGTGATGCCATACACGGTCATCAGAATCTTCGTCATTCTGCACACTTCCTTTCAGACGCCTTTTTGGTGGCTCGGTAGGCTTCCAGCTCAGCCATGAGTTCGGGATTCTGCTGGAAACGCTTGTGGAATCCGAGAAATACGCAGCCGATTCGTTCTGCGACCTCTGGCGGTATTTCGTCCACGTTGATGTGAATGTTGGCGTTCATTTGGTCCTCCTGTTCAAAGTAGGCAAAGAGTCTACTCACAGAGCAAAAAAAATCTGCTCCATCTCCTCCGTTTCAATGTGGAGCAGCTCACACAAGCCCTTGATTTCAGGAGCCGTAAAGTCGGTTTTGTTCCTGATTTTGTTAAGGAATCCCTGATATGTAAGGCCAATGCGATCTGCAACATACTTCATCTTGTAGCCGGAGGCATCAATCTTCGCTTTAAGCAAAGTTGCGTTGGTCATGGTAGATTCACCTCGCTTTCTGTTTGGCGTAGACTAGCTGTCTACTGGACGTATATTACCATCTCGTAGGCAGAATGTCAACTGTTTTTTTGGAAAATCTGAAAAAATGTTGACCTAAAGACTACGCCGTATTATAATTGCATCAGAAGATTTTAGGGGGAATACAAAACTATGACCATCGGACAGAGAGTGAAAATTCGACGCGAAGAGCTGGGTATGTCCCAAGAAGAACTGGCAACGAAAGTTGGCTATAAGTCGAAATCATCCATCAACAAAATTGAACTCGGATTTCGCGTCCTTACGCAGTCCAAAATCAAAGTCATTGCTGACGCTTTGGAAACCACCCCGTCTTATATCATGGGATGGGACGAGGAATCTCATCAAAACGAATGGTCTTCAAAGTTTCGCGATAGTGTGATGCAGATTTTGAATAATGCGGATCCGGCCGACTTGAAGGCGGCAGGCATCAGCGTTCAGGAAATCGAAGAAGAACTGGATGGCAGTGAGCCCATCTCGCTGGCCGCCGCCTGCTCTATTGCGGACCAGCTGGGGGAATCCTTGGATTCTCTGCTTGGACACACACCGAAAGAAATGATAAAAGCCGCCCTCCAACAGGAGGACGGCCAAACGGCGGAGATTATTGATTTACTTCTTGACTTGTCGGCTGATCGGCGGCAGGAAGCGTTGAATTATCTTCGCTACCTTTCAGAGCACGCAGATAAGTAATCAGCCGTGCTTTGTCAGCATCCGACAGCATTCTGACCCTGATAAGCACTTCTGACCATTCTTCTGTGGTCATACGCATTACCCCTTTCCTAGATTACTGTCGGCAGGTTGGTTAAATTATAGCAGAACGTGCAGCTATTTTCAGCTGTTTGTGAAAAAATGCCGAAACGAGGGGGAACAACTATGATTTTGACTACAACTGATAGCATCCAAGGGAAAAATGTGTCTCAATATCTGGGGTGACTGACCGGACAGCTAAAATAAAAATTTATTGTGAGAAGGAGAACAAAATGGACGAGTATGAAATCAGTTTGCCTTGTACTCTTGGAGTGACTCTTTGTGCCACTGGAGATAAGTTGATAGCAGTGAAAAAGAAAAGTCAAGAAGTTTTTCCGATTTCAAAAATTCAATCCTTTAAGTTCGCCGAGCCCGGATTTCTTTCGAATGGTATGATTTCCTTCAAGATAGCTGTTTCTTCGGATTTGGTGAATATAGGGTTTGGCGTAAACGTGGCATCTGGCGGAGAGCAATACTTTTGCTACACTAAAGAAAATTTGGACAAGGCGAGAGCTATAAACGATTATGTTACCGGGTACGAGTCGCGGCAGGCTTCCGCATCCGCTGCACAAGCAGTCCCATCTAACACAGTTGTTTCAGTTGTGGATGAAATTCGCGGCTTGAAGCAGCTGTTGGACGAGGGTATTTTGACGGAAGCAGAATTTACAGCAAAGAAAAAGCAGCTTCTTGGAATTTGAAAGTGAACGGTGATGGTTGATGGCCAGAAAAAAGAATATCGCTGCTGGCCTCGATGCCGTCATCTATGCCCGGTACTCGTCACATAACCAGCGAGAGGTCAGCATCGAGCAGCAGATCGCAGAGTGTACGAAGCACGCGGCTGCGCTTGGACTGCGCATTGTTGGTACATACGAAGACAGGGCAATCAGTGGCAAGACGGATAACCGGCCTCGTTTCCAGCAGATGATGCGGGATGCTGAAAAGGGGAAGTTTCAGGCCGTCGTGGCGTGGAAGTCCAACCGCATCGGGCGCAATATGCTGCAAGCCATGGTCAACGAGGCGAAGCTGGACGATTACGGCGTAAAGGTGTTTTACGCTGAGGAAGATTTTGACGATACTGCCGCCGGGCGTTTTGCACTGCGGAACATGATGAACGTCAACCAGTTTTACAGCGAGAACATGGCAGAGGACATCATCCGCGGTCTGTACGACAACGCCAACAAGTGCATGGCGAACGGCCGGCAGCCGTTGGGGTACAAGCGCGGTGCAGATGGGAAGGTTATGCTGGACGAGCCCGCAGCGGCTGTTGTCCGGGAAATCTTCACCCGTGTTGCCGCCGGGGATCTGTTCGTAGATATTGCGCGAGATCTCAACGCAAAGGGCATCAAGACCAGCAAGGGAGCTGCGTGGAATAAGGGCAGTTTCCAGAGCATTTGCCAGAACGAGCGGTACAAGGGCATCTACATTTACGGCAACGTCCGCATTGTGGATGGGATTCCTCGCATTGTGAGCGATGAATTGTGGTACAGGGTACAGGAGGCCATGAGGATGAAAAAGAATCCGGTTGGAACCCGGCACCGCGTTGGTGCGGAAGATTACCTGTTGACCGGGAAGCTGCGCTGCGGGCATTGCGGCAGCTACATGACGGGCGTATCCGGCACCAGTAGAAACGGAGAGCTGCATTACTACTACACCTGCCAGAAGCGGCGAACCGAACACGCCTGCAACAAGAAGAATGTCCGCCGGGATGTTATCGAGCCCGCCATCGCACAGGCCATCAAGATGTACTGCTTGACCGATGACGTTATCGAGTGGATGGCAGATCAGACGGTTCAGTATTGGGAAAAGCACGACAATGACCTCCAGATCGAGGCGTTGGAGCAGCAGCTGGCCGAAAACAAAAAGGCCACCTCGAATATGCTTTTAGCCATCGAGATGGGAATTATCACAGAGGCCACCCGCAGCCGGATGGTTGAATTGGAGACTGAGAACTCAAAGCTGACCGCCCAGTTGAGTGCAGCCAAGAGGGATGTGGTCAAAATCAATCGGGAAGATTTGATTGACGAACTCCACATTCTTCGCAGCAAGGATATACAAGACAGGGAGGTTCAGGCAGAACTTTTCAAAGACTTCCTTGTCGCAGCCTACATCTACGATGACAACCGCCTGAAGATGGTCTTTTCCTTTATGGGCAAGGACAATAGCGTTGAGATTCCTCTGGAGACCGGGGAAGACCCGCCGGATGGCGAGGATTCGCCAGATGCCAAAATGTTCGTTTTGACTCCTGATTGCTCCACCATTGGCTCAAATAAGAGTTACAAACACCGTTGATTTCAAATCGAAGTCAACGGTGTTTTTGTGTTTGTCAGCAAGCAAGTTCATCGCTATTCTCCAAATACTGTGCAAGATCAAAGTTGAAGTCCACATGGATTTGGTATCCGCGATAAACTTCTACCCTGCGGATAAGCTGGCTGACGATCATCTTTTTTGCTTCAAAGCTGGCACTATCGTACAGGTCTGCGTAAGAGATCAATTCTTCGTACAGCTGCGATACATTTGCCATCAATTCAGCGTTTCGCTCCAGTTCTGCACTGGCTTCTTCACACAGAGTGTCCAACTCCGTGTGCTTCTTTTCCTGTGCTGCGATCATCTCGGCAAGAGTGTCTTTCGGAAAAGCACTCTCCCCTTTGATTACAGCCAGAATCTCAGTTTTTAAGGCGAGCAAGTCTTTTTCGGCCTTGTCGCGTTCTGCTTGAAGGGCTTGCAGATGGTTCTTGCGCTCCGCAGTTTCCTTCGCATAGCGGCTGGTGATAAGCTGCTCTTTTGGGATACCTCTCAAGCGGGAGAAAATCTGGCGAACCATCTTGTCGATGATCTCATCCAGAATGTGCATAGTGTAGCCGGTCTGCCCGGTGCAATCCGTCTGCTTGCGGAGTTTTCCGTAGCAGGTGTAGCGAATGCGGAGCGTATCGTCCAGAGTACCATCGGAGAGCTTACGCCATTTCCGGCTGGTCGTCAGGGCGAGCCTTGCACCACAGTGGCCGCAGTAAACGTTATTGGAAAGCAATGCCTGTCCACGGGTACGAAGAGGAACATGGTGTTCGGCTTCTTCCGCTGCGTGGGCAGAGCGATCTTCCCGGATACGCTGTGCAGCTTCAAACTCCTCCTGCGGGATGATCTGGAGTTCGGGCATCAATTCGGAGCGGGCATCTCCGCAGCGGAGAACGCCCATGTAGGTCAGGTTGCCGACCATTCCTCGCAAGCTGCCCGGATGCCAGCACTTTCCAGAGCGGGCACGGTATCCAGCATTGTTCAGATAGGTGGCAATCCGCTGTGCGCCGTAACCCTCGTATACATATTTATCGAAGATCAGCCGAACGATTTCGGCTTCCTGCTCGTTGATATGCAGTTCGTAGAGTTCGTGCTTGCGCTTGTTGATGCGGCCACTTTTCACAAGGTCATAACCATACGGCGCACTGCCGCCCTTGAAGTGTCCTTCTTCCACAAGCTGCCGCAGGCTGGTACGGGTACGGACAGAAGTTTTTTCGCTTTCGCCGTCTGCCTGCCAGAAGCGGATATAGTTCAGCAATTTGTCAGTGTGGTTGTCGAATCGCTGCTCACCCTCTTGGGTACTCCATACCCGGATGCCGTTTCGTACAAACCATTCTACGACAAATGGCGTTTCATCTGCGATGCGTCCGATACGGTCGAACATGAACACCAGCAGAATATCAAATTTGCCCTTTCGGGCGTATTCCTTGATGATTTGCAGCTTGTCACGGGCTTCTGCGCGGACTTTGTGGCCAGACACGCCTTCTTCTTGTTCTTCATGGACGATGACCCAGCCCTTTGCTTCGGCAAATTTGTGACACGCCTTGCGCTGCATGGGAAGGTCTGCTTCATGGTTCGAGTTGAAATCCACCTGCTTATCGGTGGAAACACGGTACAGGCAGCAGACACGGTTTTTATTTTCAGTCATAGGGGGTTCCTCACTTTCGCTATAAAAGCGAGGATGAACGATATTCGGTTATCAAAGAACGGTTGGTCGTGGTTCATGGATTGCTCCGAATACCACTGCCATCCTCAGTATAGCGCGTTCTTTTGTCCTCGTCCACGATGTCAGCTGGTCTTTTTGGTATAGCTGGTGGCGAGCAGGATGTCACGGACACGCTCAAAGACACCCGGATTGGGTTCTTTTGCAAAATTGAGGACGACAGGATAGCCATTGATAACGGTATATCGGCGATTCGGGTCGTTATTGGTCACCGGAACGTTGCCAGCGACCTGCGAAAACTTATCGACCATTGTATCATCACTCCTATATATTGTAATTTTCAATATGTAACAAGGGACATCCGCAGCTTGCAGATGCCCCTTGGCAGAGAGAATATGTTTTAGAACTTCATCGGCAGAGCGTCCTTGCGACCTTTGCCGTTGTAGGCCATGTAGATGGGGAAAACGTATTTCTTCCATCCGGGCAGCTTGGCGGGATTATCCCTGCCGACACGGTAGATCTCCATAGGATGGACGCTGCCCAGCGCACGGATGAGCCGTTCTTCGCTGAACTCGCCGTGATACAGTTCCACGAAGTGCATCACGCCCCGCAGGACAGATGCACGGAACGAATCGGGCTTGCCCTCCCATGCGGCAACGATCAGCCGCAGCGATTCGCAGTAGATCTTCTCACCCATCTGGTTGTACAGCTTGAGCGCGGTGCCCACACAGCTGATGCGGTAGTCGCTCAGCTGCAGGCTGTCATAGTTGAACGCCAGACCAACCCGGTTGGTGGCTGCGAGAAACGCTTTGGAAGGAGCATCGCCGCCCACGACCTTGGCGCGCAGCTTGATGCCCGCTGTCAGGGGCGCGGCGTGGCCGTTCTGTTCAGCGAAGAACAGGGCTTCCTGCTCCATCGTCAGGCCGGTGTAGACCTTGCAGAGAATCGGCAAATCCTTGCCGCCATTGCGGAGGATGCGCCCCTCGATGGTGTGCTGACCGTCCACTACATAATACTTGCCGTTGCGGAAGCTGACCTTCGGTTCGTTCGCAACGTATTCGTTGAAGTCGGCAGCAATCATTTCCACCCGCTTGCGTTGTACACCCCGCTGATAAAGTTCACGGGGATAAATCAGCATCTTGCTGTGAAGCACCAGCATCTGGTAAGGCGGGGTGATATTGAAAGAAGCGGCAAAATTGTTCGTGTCGTTTTTCAGGCGCAT